TGTTAGCGGAGGCGATGGAAGATGAGCGCCTCGCCGATCTTCTGGAGGAGCTCTCAGAGGATGAGCAGGTTCGCATCGTGGAGGGCTTGGACCTGGATCGCGCCGCTCGGGTGCTTGACGAGATGGTGTCTCGGGAGGCGAAGCGGGCGGAGATCTCAGATCCTGTGGATGATCCTGTGGGTTCTGTGGACGGAGCGGTGTCGGATCCCGCCACGTCGGATCGCGACACATAGCGCGATCCGACAGGCTACAATGGCGGAATGCCCGACACCGATAGTTCGGCTTTGAGCGAGGCCGCTGAGGCCGCGAAACAAATCAAGGCGTGGGAGAAGCGACGGGACCAACGGATCCGTCAGGCGCGCGCCGAGGGTGCGTCTCTGCGCGCCATCGCGTCGGAGGTCGGGTTGCATCACTCGACAGTGAAAGTGATCGGTGAGAAGGAGTGACACTTCGGTCCGTCCCGACCGGAGACGCCGTCCGGCTCGACGTTTCTAAGGCGCGCCGATGGGTTGTCGCCCACGGGTTCTCGCGACTCACCGTGGTTGTCGCTACGACGGAGGACGAGGCTCGCGCTATCGGAGCGGTCTGGTTCGCTCGCCGCGAGGGACGCACCTATTACCGGGTCCCTGAGAAACGGGACTTCCGGGTTCGCCCAGCGACCGACCAGGACGTGGAGTCGTTCCTCGCGCTCCTCGCCCAGGATCGAGCCGGTAAGGCTGGCGTCGCCCGGTGAGCACGAGTCTCGCGCTCCGCTACGCCCAGCTCCCCGACACCGATCGGGACGCCTTTCGGGCCCAAGCCGGCGTATCCGAGGCCGACCTCCTCGACGACTGGCGGTTCTGGGCTCGCCCGGAGCAGCTCCCACCGCCCGGTGACTGGATGATCTGGTTCCTTCAGGCCGGACGGCGGTTCGGGAAAACCCGTGCCGCGTCAGAGTGGATCGTCGAGGGTCTCCGCGAACTCACCCCGCTCGTGCCCGGCGGACAGGTCCAGGTTGGGCTTGTCGGGACGAAGCTCGAAGCGGTCCGGCTCATCATGGTCGAGGGTGAGAGCGGGCTGTCGAAGACGCTCCCACGGTCGATGTGGAAAGACGATTCGTGGGAACGAACGTGGAACCGCGGCCCGTGCGAGCTGCACCTATCGACCGGTGCGTTCCTCAAGGGCTACTCGGCTGAACGCCCTCGGGATCTCCGCGGACCGAGTTTCCACCGGATCTGGGTTGATGAGCCCGCGACCCTCAAAGACGCCCACCTCGGGCTCACCGAAGACACCACGTTCTCTAACGCGCTCCTCGCTCTGTCCGCCCCACCAGACCCGCGCATGATCGTGACCGGGACCCCGAAGAACAACCGGCTCATCCATCAACTCCTCGACGATCCGACGATCCCGGTGTCTCGCGGCTCCACGTTCGACAACCTCGCTCACCTCGCACCGAAGTACTTCTCGTCGACCGTCGCCCGCTACCGAGGGACCCGCCTCGGGCAACAGGAGCTGTACGGCGAACTCCTCGAAGACCTCGGTCAGGTGTTCCAGCGCGGCTGGTTCGACATCGTGCCGGCGCTCCCCGTCTCAGCGTGGACCCGGCTCCGGTTCTGGGACCTCGCGTCAACCGAGCCGTGGGAAGGGAACCAGGACCCGGACTGGACGGTCGGCGCGCTCGTCGCCGTCGAGCACCCCGAGCCCGTCAAACTGGAGGACGGGACGGTGTTCCTCCGCCCGCGCCGAATCGCGATCGAGCACATCGCCCGTTTCCGGAAGCGGGCGGGACCACGCAACGAGGAGATCCTTAAGATCTCGAACGCCGACGGGATCCCGAGAGTCGGCATCGAGCAGGAACCGGGTCGGGGCGGACCGGACACGATCCGGGACCTCACCGCCTACTTGCACGGGGTCGCGCGGGTGATCCCGTGGCCACAGTCAGTCGACAAACTGACCCGCTCGGAGATCCTGTCGGGCCCAGCGGAACAGGGTCGGGTGCTCCTGGTGCGCTCCGGGTGGGACATCGACGCTTTTCTCGACGAGGCCGACGAGTTCCCGAACGGCGCGCACGACGACATCGTTGACGCGATCTGTTCCGCGATCGCGGTGCAAACCCCGACCGGCTCGGAGATCCCTCCGCCGGCTGTTTCCGGTAAGAAGTTCATGGACAAGGGATCCGTATCCCTCCGATGAAGGAGCACACCGAATGCAGATAGCGATTGTCAACCAATCCCACACGATCACCGACGCCCAGGTCGCCGCGGCTGCCGTGGATCTCAACACCCAGATCCAACGCGATGTGGGCCCAGCCTGGAATGTGTCGGGTGCCGTGTTCGCTTGCGTCCGCGGGATCGCGCCACCACCCGGTGCTGCGCAGGTGCTGGTCCTCGACGACTCGGACCAACCCGGAGCCCTCGGGTATCACTCGGTCACCCCACAAGGCCGACCGATAGCGAAAGTGTTCGCCCACACCGACCAACTCCACGGGCTTTCGTGGACGGTTACGACCTCCCATGAGGTCGTCGAGATGATCGTCGATCCGCTCTGTGTCCAGGCAGCACAGATCGGCCAGTCTTCGTTCGCGGCGTGGGAGGCATGCGATCCGTGCGAGGCAGACCGGTTCGGGTATCTCATCGGCACCACCCACGTCTCCGACTTCGTGCTCCCCGCGTGGTTCACGCGAGGACCGGGACCCTACGACTTCGGCCACCACATCACGGCTCCGCTCTCGCTCCTCCCCGGTGGGTACATGAGCGTGTGGGCTCCCGGAGCCGGGTGGACACAGAAGTTCGCGGAGACCGACGACGGGTCGATCTCCCGCCTGGCACAATCCACCCGGAACGAGCTACGGAACTCGGTGTGGCTCGGGGTCGAAACCCCTCCCGCCCCGGTGTCGGGTGTCGGCCAGAGCGACCCAACATGACCGCCGACTCAATCCTCGGGGCTCTCGTCGTGGCCTTCGCCTCCTACCGTGTCACCCGCCTCATCGTCCTAGACGTTCTCATCGACGAACCCCGAATGTGGGTGCTGCGCTCACTCGCTCCTCGTCCGAACCCGTCGGCAGGGATCTCCGGACGGCTCCCTAGTGCCCGTCGAGGCTCCCGGCTCCCTCGCGCCCGGATGAAGCTCGCGGAGGGGCTCCAGTGTTCGTTCTGTGTCGGGGTGTGGGTCACGATCGGGCTCGCTGGTGCGTGGCACCTCAACGGATACGCTCGGGCCCCGATCGTCGTCGCCGCGATCTGTGGGCTCCAGGCCCTCCTCTCGTCGTGGGAGGGCGAGTGAGCATCCTGCCGTGCGGCACCCGTCCCGTCTGGCCGACGGAAACCGAAGCGCTCGACGGGATCTCGGACGGCTGGACGGCTCGATGGTGCGAACGATGTGAGGCGTGGCACCGAGAGCGGAGCCGTCCTCCCGCCGTCTGCCGATCCTCTCCTCGCGGGAGCGGAGAGTGATACAGTCGGAGATCTACAAGGGCCCCTAGAGATCGTTCCGGCTGTCTGTTGCAACAGATGAGCGTGGGCCCAATGGAGCAGGTAGAGGGAAGTGCCCAACGAGCCCGTCAGCCGCGGGCTCGTTGCGCGTCCGCGCCCAGCTCGCTCGCCGTGATTACACTCGCGCCGTGACCTCTCGATCGAGAGCCGATCTCTACGGATGGGCTGTCGTCATCGTCGCTGGGTTCGGGCTCGGGCTCGGAGCCGGCACGGTCATGATCCGGATCCTGAATCGACACGAGGCTCGAACTGTGAACCGTCCATCAACTGTCCGCCCACTAGCGGAACCGATCGGGTTCCGCAGATGACCGACACGATCGACGCTCTGCCCGATCTCCGTCACAGGTCATTCGACGAAGCACGAGGATTCCTCGACCGCATAGACCGCGCTGTCCACGTCCGCGAGACGAAACAGGCGTCCGCTACGCCGGCTCGGGCGATCCCTCAGAAATGGCTCAACCGCGAGGAGTCGTGGCAGCGACGCGTTCGCGAGTACGACCGCAACGGTCCCGGCTTCCTTGGCTACGTGTTCGACACCAAGGCGCAGGTCGCGTCGATGGTCCCGCTCCACATGGAGCAGATGGACCGGCGCGGCGTGTGGTCCCGAACCGCGGACGCATCCGCGCAGGCTGCCCTCGCCGCGTTCATCGGGATCGGCAACGACCAAGACAACCTCGTCTACTCCCAGTTCCGGTCGCTCGAATCGGTCGGTGAGTACTGGCTCGCCGCGGTCGACACACCCGAGGGGTTGCGGTGGGTGGTCGCCCAAACCCCGCAGCTCGACTTCAAAGCCAACGACACGGTCATCCTCCGGACCCGCCGCGAGGAATCCCCGAACGACCCGACCGTCTACCGGCTGTCTCGCAACCAGGTGGTCCGATGCCATCACCCCGACCCGGAGTGGTCGGGCGAGGCGTACTCGGCTGTTCGCCGCGCTCTCCCCGACATCGAGCGGTACCGGTCAACGGTCCGGAACATCGCTCGCACCCTCGACTCCCGGCTCCTCACGAACGGTCTGATCTGGTTCGCCCCGGATGACCCGGACCGCCCGTCGCGCCCGAGCCCCGACACCCCGATCCAGACCGTCGAACAGGTGATGTCCGACTACACGGAGATCGCGTGGAAGGCGCTCAACGACGATTCGGACTTCGCGGCCTACGCACCGTTCCCGGTGAGCGGAGCGAACAAACCCGAGTTCGTTGACGTGGGGAGGTCGCTCGACCCGGAGGTCCTCGCCGCTGAAACCAAGGCGCTCGAAGCCGTCGGCCGATCCCTCGACTACCCGCAGCAGCTCCTGGTGCAAGGGCCCGGAGCCGGCAACCACTGGTCAGATCTCCTCCTCAAGGACGACTTCCTGAACTCTGCGATCGCCCCCGGTCTCGGAGAGGTGTGCGGGTACATTTCGACCGTGGCTGTTCGCCCGCTCCTCGAAGTGATGCGCGCCCGAGGAGCGAACCTCGAAGATCCGGTTCGGTATCGGGTGTGGTACGACCTCTCCGATGTGGCGAAACGCCCGGACACGTCCGATCAGATGCTGTCGGCGTGGCGTGATGGCATCGCGAGTTTCGAAGCGGTCGGCCAATCGATCGGGTTGTCACATGACGAGCTTCTCCCGCTGCCCGAGGGAATCACCGAATACGAACATTGGCGGGAGTCTCACAGCAAGACTGCCGGTCTCGCCCCAGGAGCGTCGGCTCCGTCGGCGGCGTCTCCTCCCGCCGCGCCGAACCCCGCGCAGTCACCGTCGATGCAAACCGCCGCGGCGTCGAGCCCCGACCACTCAACGGGCGTGATGATCGCTCTCGTCCCGGACCGCCCGCAGACGCTCGCCGTAGCGGACGGGCTCGACCCATCCGACCTCCACGTCACCCTCGGGTACTTCGGGACGGTCGACAACATCTCACCGGACCGCCAGGGCGAACTCCTCGCCGCTGTCGAGGATCTCGCGACCCGGTACCAGCCCCTCGACCTTCGGATCTCCGGGACGGGATACCTCGGAGACGACGACCCTCAAGCCACGGTGTTTCTCGTCGAGAACCCGGACCTCGGAGCGATCCACGACGCGGCTATCGCCGCGGCTGCCGGAGCCGGCGTACCGAACGGGTCGTCCCACCCAGGGTTCATCGGCCACATGACGATCGGGTACGGGGTGGAGCGACCCGCGACAGTCGTCAAATCGTTCCGGGCGTCCACGATCAGGCTCACTCTCGGACCCGAAACCCATGACGTGAGCCTTGGGTCCGGGAAAATGGCCGCGGCGTCCCGAGCGAAGATCCGGGTCGCGGCACCGACCCAACCGGTCAATATTGGGCCGAAACTCACCAATGTTGACCGCCGTCTGTTCGACCGGATCCGCACGGCAGCCGAGATCGCGCTGGCCGCGGCGATAGCGAACGCTGGTCGGGCCGTGCTCCGGGCCCTCCCGCAAGGCGAGCTGCGATCCTCGCTACGAAACGTCCCGTTGTCCGACGTGTGGTTCTCGGTCCCTCAGGAGATCCGAGATCAGGTCGGGATCACCGAAACGGACGTTCTCGGAGACAACCCTTTCGGTTCGCTCGATGAGGACGTGCTCGCCGCTTTCGAAGCATCCGACGAGCAAACCGACCGGGTGCTCGGAGGAGCCGGGATCGGTCCGGGCCCGAAGGCGGAGGCAGCCGCGGCCACCGCGTTCCTCATGGCTGGGCTCTCAGCGTTCGCGGTGAGCCGGCTCAACAACCCGAACCCTCCGCCTCCCACCCGTGGCGAATACGACCAGTTCCGGGCGGTCCCGCCCTCGCTTGTCCGCGACACTCTCCGGGTCTCAGCGGGCGCGTCGCATAGTTCAACGGCGCTGGTGTCCGACCCTGTAGGTCGACCGCAGCTCCCCGACAACGGGAAATGGGTTGGTGGCGACGGGCCAGCGACCGGGCCGACGACCGTCGACTACCTGGAGAACCTCGGGGTGATCGCGAGCCCGATCACCTACCAGTGGATCCACGGCGACGCGGCACGCCCGTTCGAGCCCCACGAAGCGCTCGACGGCACCGAATACACAGAGGAGGACCGCGACTCGGTCCTTGCGAACGCCGACTCGTTCCCCGACGGAGAAGTTTACTTTCCTGGCGACCACTCCGGGTGTACGTGCTACGAGGGAATGGTCCTTGAACTCACGGTCGGGATTATCGAACCCGGAGCCGACGGAGCGCCGGAGGGCGAGTCGTGACCCCTCGCCTCGCTTCCGCCCTCGGTGTCCGACCCGACGACCCTTCGATCTCCGGTGAACTCCACGACCCGTTCGCCCCGGATCTCCGCCACCCGGACATCTCGTGGTTCTTCGACCCACCGGAATGGTTCGATGACTCGGTCAAGATCTGGGTCGATTCGGATGGGCGCGCCGCGGGTTGGTACTACCACGCCGACACCTGCATCATCGACGGGAACGAGGGCGAGTGCTGGTCGCCGTCCCCGTCTCCGACCGGCAACGAGTTGTTCCATCAGGGCTCGGTCATCGCGATGGACGGCGACACCCCGACAATCGTCGAGATCGGGGTGATCGGCGGTGGTGGCGAACACGCCCCGGTGTGGATGACCGCGGAGGCCGCGGCCGACTACTACGCCGATGTGACCAAGCAACTGTTGATCGGGCGGATCTACGACGACCCGAACCGAGGAGGGTTCTTCCTCGGGTGTGTCCTCCCGCAGGTCTCGAACGCCCAGGTCGATATGGTCCGCCGGTCCGCGCTGTCGGGTGACTGGCGGTGGCGTCGAGCCAACCTCGCTGGGCACGCCCTCAACTCCTACGACGCGATCGGCCCGTGGCTTGTGACCCGCCCAGGGCTCCCGCTGCACCGGATGGGCCACACCGTCATGCGGCTCGCCTCCGCCGGCTCCGACCACCCAGTCATTGTCAGCGCGATCTGCGGACCGATAGATGTCGGGCCCGGAGACCGCCGGTCTGTCGGAAAGGACGACTACTCTGACGAGATGCCCTACCACCTCGAAACCCGTGGTGATCACTTCGCTGTGGTCGAGTCCCGGACCGGAGCGTTCGAAATGTTCGACTCCCTCGACGAAGCGAACGCAACCCTCGCGGAGCGATGCCGTCCCGTGGCAGCAGCCGCGGCCGAACCCGAAACAAACCAAGGAGCAGAGATGACCCCACCCGCGACCGCCCCAGAGACCGCCGCTCCGCCACCTCCCGCCCCGGACGCAGCGACTCCGCCCGACGCCCCGTCCGGTCCCGCTGACACAGGTGCGACGGCCCAGGACGCAGAGCAGGACGCACGGCTCGACGCCTTAGAAGGTCGGGTGTCCGATCTCGAAGCGCTCGTCGCGGAGATGATGACCGCCGATCTCCAAGTCGACGACATCATGCCAGCCGAACAACTGCCAGGAGCCTGACGTGGGGTGTGGTTGCGGTGGGTCCGATCCGGCGGCACCCTCCGCGGGACTCACCCAATACCGGTTGACGTACCCGGACGGGCGTGTCCAGGTCTACCTCCACGCCGAGCAAGCACAACGCGAAGCGGTCCGCGCCGACGCGGCGCTGGAGATCATCCACCTGTGATCCGCCGCGTGTTACCGTGACACCCAATCCGGCCGACCTACTCGGGTAGCGACGCCATCGCGGAGGGCTCGGGTCCTCTCAACCCACCACAATTCACTCTCCCCTTGGAGGAACACCCGTGGACGAGGAACTGACCTTGCCCGAAGATCTCGAAGCTCTGACCGTCGAGGCGGTCCGGGAACTGCACGGAAACTGGACGGCTCGGATCTCCGAGTTGCGTGCCCAAGACTCCCGGACGATCGCGGAAGCCCGCGAGATGCGCCGGCTGGTCTCCGAGGCGAACCAGTTCGTCGAGATCATCAACTCGGTGTCCGGTGACGAACCGGTCGTCGAGGATCTCCCCGAGGAAACCCCGGTAGCTCCGGTCGAACCCGAAGCGCCGTTGGTGGTCGAGGACGCACCCGTAGAGGGCGAAGCCGAAGCCGAAGCCGTCGCTCGTGCCGCTGGTGTCTCCGCCCGTGACCTCTCGCTCCCCGGTGCCGGTCAGGTCCCGCCGTCCGAAGCCCCGAGGGTCGCATCAGCGACGTTCCGTGCGTCCGCAGGACAGCAGACCGTGCCGTCGAACTCCGAGCTGTCCATCGACGCGCTCGGTGACGTGTTCGAGTCGGCTCGTCGGAACGCCCTGAACTCGACCGAGATGCCGAAGTCGTATCTGGCTTCGGTCAACCGGTTCGACCCGGAGGGCCCACGGCTCTCCTCGCAGAACGGCACGGCTGCCAACACCGCGCTGATCGCGGATCTCCCGCAGAACCCCCGGACGGCCGCTATCTGCGGTCCGCTCGACGTGGTACGGACCATCCCCGACTGCATCGCCAACGGTCGGCCCGTTCGCGACATCTTCCGTCAGGTCCCCGCCGATCGTGGGGCGTTCCTGTTCCAGCGGTCGGTCGGGCTCGCTGATGTCGCTGATGGCGTGGGCGAATGGACCGACGCCCAGCAGGTCGCAGTCGATCCCGGAAACCCCGCGACGTGGAAAGCGTGCCACGCCCTCGTGTGTTCGCCGCCGGTCACCGCTCAGGTCGACTCGATCTTCCGGTGCCTCACCACCGACGTGAAACAGGAGTTCAGCAACCCCGAGCAGGTCCAGAACAACATCAACACCCTGTCGGCCGCGACCGACCGGTTGGCTGAGGGGCTCCTCCTCCGCCAGATCGACGTGTTGTCCTCGGCGTACACCTTCAACGGTGCGTACGGTGCGCTCGCCCAGATGGCCGCGATGATCGCCCGAGTCGTCGCGAAGGGCGCGGACGTGACGAGGGAGACCGACCCGAACCCTGGGTACATGGCGATCATCCCGCTCGGGCTCATCAACCAGCTCGTCGTGGACGACATCTCCAGGGCGTTCGAGGACGACGAGGCCAACGCCCGCGCAGCGATCGACGAGGTGTTCAAGGCCGCGGGTCTCGACTCCTACGTCATCACACCGGACCCCGCGTTCGGTGCTGTGAGCCCGTGGGCACCGTTCGTGCTCAACCCTCCCGGTGCGGCAGCGGTGGTCCTCCCGCCGGCCCCGTCGACCTGGCGGATCCGGATCCTTGACCCGGACGACTGGTTCTATTTCTCGACCGGTGAGATTGCCTTCGGGATGCAACGCAGCCCGGAGCTGTACCGGCAGAACAAGATCCAGTGGTTCGGTGAGCAGTTCGAGGGGCTCAACAAGCAGGGGTGCTCCCCGTCTTTCACCATCGACGCCACACTCTGCCCGAACGGCTCTCGTGCCGGAGCAATCGCCCCGGTCGCCTGCCCGCTCCCGTAGGTTCCATCTCCGACCCGGCATAGGAAGGAGATCGGGTGACGAATCTGTTTCAACCGGTCGCACCGATCAGGGTCGAGGCTCCGAAGGTCTCGCTCCTGACGGTCGCCCGCACGCTCCCCGCGGGGACTGAGTGGCGTTCGGGTATCTCTCATCTCCCGAATGGTTGTTCGCCAGCAACCGGCCACCCGAACTGTGAGGTCAACCCTGGTCCTGTGGAGAAGTGCCTACCGCTTTTTCAGACCAGGGCGGACTTCGCCCCGTGGATGTTTTATGTCCCCGACGGGTGCGATGTCGCCCCGTTCTACGCGGAGGACTGGAACGCCCGCGGGGAGGACGCTCTCAAGGCCTACACGCCGTGGGCGATCTCAAACGAGTTGGATACGGGTGCGATGTCCGGCAACCCGTCGCTGATCTCCACCGCCGTTGACATCTCCTCAGGGGCCGCGATCCCGATCGTTTCAGCGCTCTCCGCGCTGATCCGAGCACGGGTCAACCGAGGCCTTGGCGGCATCGCCACGGCTCACGTCCCCGCGTGGTTGGTCCCCTCCCTGGCGGACCACTACCAACTCGACGATGCTGGGGCCGCTCACGCCGGAGGGATTCTCCGGATCTCTCCGGGGCCGGGATACACCGGGTTCTCCCCGACATCCTCCGGCCACGTGGCTCCTCCCGTCGGGGAGGGGTGGATCTACATCACGGGTCCGGTCGAGTATGAGGTCGGGCCGATCACGACCCAACCCGACCAGGATCATCAGCAACGGCTAACGAACCGGGTCGAGGTCTACTCGGAGCGCGCCGGGATCCTCCGGTTCGATCCGTGCGGCGTGTTCGCCATCCGAGCGAAGGCCGATAGCTGATGCCTCTACCTGTTCCCGTCCCGTGCCCACCGCCCGCTGTGACTCCAGGACCAGCGCCGCCCGGTCCCAGTGCTCCGTGGTCGAACGTCGAGGCGGTCGTTCTCTGTGACCAAGGGACGGTCCCTCCTACCCCGTTCATCCGCCACATTTTCTACATGTTCGCCGGATTCCCTCAGGTGCTCAACACGACATTGGATCCGACGGTTGGGTACGCGCCGGTCGGGCCGCTCACGCCGGAGTGCTCACCCGCCCTGGCCATAGCGGAACACCACTCCCTCCTCGCTGGTGCCGGTACGTTCTCTACGCCCGCGCTCGGGGTCATCTCCGTGACGGTTCATGTTCGAACAGTCGGTGCTGCCGGGTCGGTGACGGTCACAACAGCGGACGGGGCGTTCGTCGCGCTCGCAGGGGAGACCTACACCTGGTCGGTGATCCGCGACCAGGACAACCACCTGCAACCGGTGACGGTCACGACCACCAACGCAGGAGACGCCGTCCTCATCACCTACGCCGCGGTGGTTTAGGCGTGGGTCGCTGTTCTTGCGCTCAGGCCACCTGCCAGTGCGTACTGGTCGACTCCCCGACAATCGACTTCTCCGGCGCGGGCTCCGCCGCGGTCCCCTACGCGGGGGTCATCAAACCGCTCGGGGTCGCTCCGCTCCTGATCTCAACCGACGCGGGCAACACGCTCGGGCTCGGAGCGGACGGGCTCCTCAAGACCGGGGTGCGAGCACCACGCACCTTGTTCTCCACGGGGGTCCCGGTCGGGAACGTCGGGCCGGGCGTCGACCCGCTCGCCACCGTCGTGATCCCAGCGAACACGCTGACGGTCAACGGCGACCGGCTCCGGTTCCGCGCCGCGTTGTTTCTCGACGCCGCGTTGTTCGACTTCAACGGGTTCGTATTCTCCTACGGCGGAGCCGCGTTGTTCACCCGCCCGACAACGCAGGCGACCGTGAGCCGGGTCTACGTCGAGGGCGACATCATTCGGACCGGAGCCGCGACGGAACGCTGCGACATCTCTGCGCTTTTCGAGGACAACGGCGGAGGGGTCTCGAAGATCCAAGGGAACATCGCGCTCCCGGCTGCGAACAACGCCGCGGCGAACACGTTTCTTGTCACCGGTGAAACCGCGGGAGCGTTGAACGATCAGGTGGTGTTACACACCCTCACCATCGACGTGTGGCCGGTGTGATCGATGAATCTCGATGACCAAGCTAATCGGGACCGGGACCGGGATCGGGCCGCGGCGGCATCATCGCCTTACGGCAACGCCCGCGACATCTTCGACTTGGAACTTCGGATTGTTGCGGTGGAGCATGACATCGTGAGCATCAAAGAAGACGTGGCTGAGATCCGGGTGGACCTCGCAGCGGTCCAGAAGACGGCGACCCAGATCCTGATCGCTGTGGTTGTCGCCTGCCTGATGTTGCTCCTCAACGTCGGCTTGTACGTCGGGAAGGTGGGTCGTTGATGTCGCCCTATCTGGCAGAACCCGAAGCCTCCTCGCTTGAGGAGCGAGAAGCGAAGGTCGAGGAGGCGGAGGCCAAAGTCCGCACCTGGCTCGAAGTCCTGGCCGTCATGGTCGCGGTTGGGGTCGTGATGACGATTGTCATCGTGACAATCTTCCTGACCACCGCCGCGGGGACCAACGAGCAACTGTCGAAGGTCCGAGCGAACAGCGACGGTATCGGTGAGAACCAGGCCATCATTCTCAACAACCACAAACTCGTGGTGTGTGTCCTCTCTGCGGTCCATGACGCCCAGGCCACCAGAACCAACACGACGACAACGACAACGGTTCTCTCTGCGGATTACCTGGTCGACAACTGTGGTTTGACAAGGGACGAAGCCCGCCGACTTGAAACCCCGCCCTAAAAAGGACCCAATGGAACTTTGGTTGCTGATCCTCATCGTGGCGGTGGCTACTACCGACGGCGCTGAGCAGGAACCCCGAGCCGTTGCCCTCGGTGGCGTACCATCGCGACCAGACCCCGACCCCTCGATGAGATGAGCCCACATGCAGATCTTCGCTTTCGTTATCGCTGTTGTCGCCGCCGCGCTGTTCGCCGTCGAGGCGTCGCGCACCAAGTCGTTCGTTGCGTGGGGTCTCGTCGCGCTCACCGTCGCGTGGATCGTCCAGAACGTCTACCAGTCCGCGTCGACCATCGTGATCCACTAGAGGGAGCCCCCGGAATGCCAGCATGTGTAGAGGACGGCTGTGGCGCTCACCTAGAGATCAGCCCCACCGGGAAACTCAAAGCCAACGCCGTGATCGCCGCCCTGGCGTGCAACGGGATCTCCTGTGTGCCAGGCAAGGGTTTGTTCGCCCTGGAGGACGAGGCGGCTGTCCAGGCCGGAACCGTGCCCGCTGGTGGTGCCGGATGGGGTCCCGTTGATCTGAACGCGATCGGGGTCGGAGGGTTCGTTGTCGTCGCGTCGATGGCCGCGGTTAACACGTTCACCAACGAATCGGTCTGCGAGTACTCGAACACGATCTGGGCGGTCACCCAACGCGAGGTCCTATACACCGGACCGGCCGGCGCACGGTTCCGGGTCACCGTCCAAGAAAACCTCGCGGGCTACGGGTTCTACCCGATCATCGATCTGATCTTCGACTACCGGTTCACGTTCGCTGGTGGTGGAGGCGGAGCGATCTCCGAAGCACGCGAGGGCGGGTCGTACACCCAAGGGCGGTTGTTCTTCCCGAACGAGTCGCTGGGCTACCAGTACCGGATCATCCTGACGAACCTCGCTCCCGCCCAACCCGGCTCACTGGTCCGGTCGGCGGGGTTGGCGTTCTCGTGGTTCTCGAAGTCGAACTGAGGAGTCGAACAGATGGCAAGCCCGTGCGTTGAGGATGGCTGTGGAATCCACCTGTCGGTCACGAACGACGTTCTGAAAGCAGCGGCCGTGATCGCACCGCTCCCGTGCAACGCCGTGCAGTGCATCCCAGGTCAAGGGCTGTTCGTCGGCAAAGACGAATCTGTTGTCGCACCGGGCACCGTCCCGTTCGGTGGTGGCGGCTGGTCCGTTGACCTGAACGCGATTCCGGTCGGGATCGCCCACGAGGTCTCCTCTCCGCCCTACTCCGCAGTGGGCCCGCAACCCACGATCACGATCCCGAACGAATCGGCGTGCTTCGCTGAGAATCTCATCTCGATTGTCACGTCCCGCGAGGTCCGCTACGACGGCCCAGCCGGCGCTCACTTCCAGGTCGTCGTCCAAGGCGACTTCCTCGGAGCCGGGTACGTCGACCTGTTCAACATCGTGTCGGACTACCGGTTCGCGTCGACCGCACCCGGAGGGCTCGTCTCCGACGCCCGAGCGGGCGGAGCTGGTGCCGCTGGGACCGTCATCGCGCCGGCTGCGAACTACACGTTCCGGTACCGGATCCTGCTGACCAACCTCATAGCGGTCGCCGCTGGGAGTATCGTTTCTTCACCCGGTCTTTCCTTCGCCCACCTCGCGGTCACGAACTGAGGGTTGCTATGACAGTGCAAGGTCTCGATTCGTTCGGTCAGATCACCGAAGCCGGCGCGAAAGCCGCGGCCGACGCAGGGATCCTTGTCTGGGGCCGGTACCTCTACAACCTTCACCCGAACGAGATCGCGATTGCTCACGATCACGGGATCGGGGTGCTCCTTATCGCGGAGCACGACACACCGACGTGGCATCCGATCCACGGTGGGTACCCGGTCGGGTTCCAGCACGGCCAAGCCGACCGGTTGCTCGCCATCGCTCTTGGTGCTCCGCAGGGCGCGGGGATCGGGCTCGTCGCGACCGCGGACGACAAGGTGTTCGACGGGGCCGACACGATCCAGCTCGGCTCGTACATGGACGGGTTCCGCGACGGGCTCGGAGGTCCGTTCCTCCACTCGCTCTACGGCGGTGCTGGCCCGGTGCTCTGGGCGCGCCAGAACGGGCACATCGGAGGGTCGACGTGGGTGGCCGGCGCTTCGTATTGGAACAACGGCGTCGATCCCGCGAACGCTCAAGCGCAGATGCACCAGCTCGCGGCTCCAGCGGTCGCCTACGGAGGGACACCCTGTGACCTCAACGAGGTCTACGATCTGGGAGGGCTCCACGCGTGGATGCCCTCGTCCGTTCCGATCCCTCCACCCCCACCCCCGACCCCGCAACCACTCCCAGGAGGAGCGATGGAAATCCTACGGTTCCACGACAAGGACGATCTGTGGCTCTACGGGGTCGACCGCGACGGCGAGTGGTGCACCCACATCTCCGATCCGACCACGTTCGACCCGATCCTCATCGGATCGCTCCCGATCCGTTGGCTCGGAGCGGGAGACGACGAACTCGACGCCCGCTTCCACCGTCTCACAGGAGTTTGACCACAATGGACGACCAGACCGAACCAGCGAACCCCGACGAGTCCGGGTCCGTGCCCGAAGCCGACCCGAACGATCACGGGCTCGGTGCCCTCCAGTTCGACGGTGAGGTCGACCATCCTCCGCACATCGGGGTCGCGTCGACCGACGGCATCGACGAAACGGTCGACGAGGACGAGGTCGCGGTCGCGGCTGCGCTCTCCCTCGACGAGGCGGCGTCTATGCTCGATCCGGCTCCCATCCCGGACGAGGACGGGACCTCGGAGGAAGGGACCTCCTTCCCGACCTCCGAGGCACCCGACCAGACCGAGGTAGAACCCCTCCCGGCACCCGAGGAGGACGATCCCGACCATCCCAACACCGAGACCGACGACGCGGGTACAGTGTCGGCCGTAACCGGTGACGATCAGGAGGCAGCCGAGTGAAGGTCAAGTTGAAGATGTCGTCGGGTCTAGGCCGGTACGACGAGGTCGTCGAGATCGAGGACGACACGCTCGCGAAAACGCTGATCGCTCAGGGCACCGCCCAAGCGGTCAACGCGCCGGCACCGCCGGCTCCACCCTCACCGGGATCGTCGGTCCCGTCCGCCCTCACCAAGGAGGCCTGATTCATGGCCGGTGATTGTTTCGCACCCATCGACATCTGCGGTATCCAGATCAACCGTCTCGCTTGCAACGGCTCGCTCCTCGGTGGCCCTACCGATGTTGTGGTCATGTGCGAGGGCGTCGACATTTCGGTTACCCCGAAGCTCGTCGCTTCCGTTACCGACGTGACCCGCAACGGCGGTGGTGCGATCTGCGCGCAACGCACAACCCACGCCCGCATCGAGGGCTACGACATTCTGTGGAACATGTGCCCGAAGATCGACGCCCAGGCGTGGGAGCTGCTCAAGCTCTACGACGCGGTCGTCGACACGGGAGGCAATACCGGCGGAGCGGTCGGAGACACCGTCGGCATCCGCGACGGTGCGTCGGGGAACCCCTGCAACTGCCAGAACACCCCGTGCAACAACTCGGGTGTCTCCATGTTGCTGTGGATGAACAACACCGACAAGAACGGGATCTCGACCACGAAGCCGTTCACGGTCCTCGCCCTCACTAAGGTCCTGTTCGACCCACCGCCCATCAAGATCTCCGAGAAGTACCAGAACGTCCCGGTGGCCGGTCGGACCCAACCGAACCCGTTGTACGCCCGCGGACCCGGCAACATCTACCCAGAGCTGCTCGGGTTGACCTCGGCATTCGCCTTGTGGGACACGATCCAAACCCCGCCCGGCGGATGCCAGTGCGGACTCTGCGGTTTCGCCTCCGGGGTCGGATCACCGTACGCGATTCCTGCCGTCTGATTTCGGGCGGGAGGCTCGCTCTTGCTCGGTCCCGAAACCCCTTGTGCGCCGTGGATCACCGAAGCCGACCTGTGCTGTCCGCTTGGTGGTGTGCCGCCGGCTCTCATCGCGTCGAGTATCCAGGCGTCAACCGAGTTCCTTTACGACAAGACCTGCCGTCGTTGGCCCGGCACGGCTTGCACGGCGACGGTTCGCCCATGCCTCCCGTGTGAGTGCTGCGTCTCGCCCTACGCCTACTCGGGCTTCGGGTGGCCCGGAAACCCAAACACGGCGTGGTCTCCGAACTGTCAGTGCCGTTGGCGTCACTTCGCTCTCCAGGCTCCATACCCGATCCAGGAGATCCTCGCGTTCATGATCGACGGGGTGGATGAAACGCCCACGGTCCGATTGGATTCTAAGCGGGAGGTAACGCTCCTCGATTCGTCCGCCCGGTCATGCTTCCCGATCCAACGACTCGATCTCCCGGACGGCGCGCCCGGAACATGGTCGATCCGTTACCGGTTCGGGCTCGCCCCCATCGGGCTAGCGAAACTGGGCGCGGCGGACCTGGCGTGCGAGCTGATCAAATCGTGTCAAGGTCTGGACTGCACGCTCCCCGACAACGCCGAGTCGGTGACGAAGCGAGGGATCACGGTCCGGTTTCGTGGTCCTGGGTTCACGAACGTGAAAACGGCGGACCTCCTCATCGACGGGTATGGGTGCCCGAAAACGGGAACCCGCCGGATGATCGACCCGGCTGTCCGCCCGCACGTCTACCGGGGTGTGTGATGAGCGCCGCGGATCAGACGATGGCGATCATGGAGATGGCCGAGCGGGACCGGTTCGCTCTCGCTCAGGCATCGATGATCGACCTTGTGAAGGCGGAAGCACCAGTCAAGAGCGGAGCGACACGGAATGCTGTGGTCGCGGAGCGGTCAACGACGCAGGGCACGCTGTGGTCCGTCGAGATCGCGGCGCGAACCCCACAGGCTTTCTACACCGAGGTCGGAACGGGGCTGTTCGGCCCGGAGGCCGCGCTGATCCGCCCGCAGGTAGCCAAGGCGCTCCACTGGATCGACGGAGGGAAGGACGTGTTCGCGATGTCCTCGAAGGGTTCCGGGAAGCACAAAGGCTGGTTCTCGAACGCCACGAAGCGGTGGCCGGATCTCCTCGCGCAGAGTTCTCTAGGCTGAGCCCGTGTCTCCTCCGATCCCCGACCCGTCCAAACTGTTCGACCTCTCGTGTGATCTCCTCACCGCCGCGAGGAACTGCCTCGTCGAGAACGGGCTCCCGGTCCCGACGAAGGTGTACCCGTCGGCGTGCGACCCCGACCTGTTCTGCTGCTCGAACCTCGTGGTGAAACCAGGGCGGATCGACATCATCGAGGACCCGAACTCCGCGGGGAGGAACTGCCTCTACCGCCGTCAGCTCCACTTCGACCTGTGGATCGAGCGGTGCGTCCGGGTGTTCGACAAGAACGGCGACGAGATCGCGACCGGATCATGCACGGTTCACCCAGCCGGCACCCTCGCGGGCGACGCCTTCACCGTCCTAAAGGACCGATGGGTTATCCTCCAGTGTCTCGTGGGTCATCTACGAGAACTCGGGTCAGGGTCCGCGTGGTGCTGTCAGCCGGTCTCGATCGTTCAGGTCGAGGCGGTGTGTGAGGGCCAGTGCGCAGGAACCCGGTTCGAGATCCAGCTCACGATCTAGAGGAGGCAGATCCGTGGCCACACCAAGAAAACCAACCCAGCCCCGACGGACCACACCCAAGAAACCGGCCGTGAAACCCTCCCGGCTCGCCGCGTTCGATTCGGCCGCGGATGAGTGGAAGGGCGAACCGGTCGCCTTTGTCCTAGACGGCAAGACGTGGTTGTGTGACGGCTCTCCGTCGTCGCACGTCGTCCGCTACCTCCGGGACCCAGGGAGCGTTTCCACTCTCGACTTCATCTCGGCTTGTGTGGTCGACCGAAAGGGGTGGGACGAATATCTCGATGAGCACCCGGTTCCAGCGTCGCTCCTCTCCGGGATTTCGCAGTTCCTGATGCGTGTCTACCTCGGGTTCGATCCGGGAAAATAGCGGTGCTTGCCCAGATCGTCACTGGCGACTGGCCGACGTGGGAGACTCGGCTGTGGAAAGTGGCGAGCCGAGATCCGGGTGAGTTATCGCTGCGTCAACTCCTCACACTGACCGAAGGGTTGTTGCGCGACGGGCGCGACGCCCAGGGCTGCGAGAATCTCGACGCCGTGTTCGAGGACCGTCTCCCGGTGAACCTGACCACTGGTAAACCTCTCGGGCTCGAATCGGATGATCCGGACGTTCGGCACGCGACGCGACTAAAAATGCTGGAACGAAAACAACGGGAGGACCAACGTGGCGAATGAGGAGGTCCGGGCCCGGCTCGTCTACGACGTGTCCGCCGCGCAACAATCGCTGCGCTCCCTAGGCTCGGATCTCGACAAGCTGGACCGCCCGATTTCGCTGACGATCGTGGTGAACGACTCTCAGCTCACCGAGGCCGTAGCGAACGTGCAGTCCCTCAAGCAGGAGGTTCTCTCGCTCGTCGGTGCGATCGCACTCGACGATTCGCAGCTCACCGCGGCGCAGGCCGAAGTAACGACCGTCGGGTCGGAGTTGCAGGGGCTCTCGGGTGTTGTCGAGGTCGACGACACCCAGGTTGTCGCGGCGGAGGCCGACCTCGCGAAGGTTAAGGACGAGGTCGACGGGCTCGAAGGCAAGACGGTCCTCGACGGGGCGTTCGAGAACCTGATCACCGGAGCGGGCACCGCGGAGGAATACCTGCTCGCACTCGACGAGTCCCTCGGGTTGACAGCCAACGACGCTGAGGTCGCGGCGACCGCGGCGGACTCGCTCGCCTCCTCGTTGCAGAACGCTTCGGACGCCAGCCTGGCCGGTGCCGTGTCCCAGCTCGACGAAGTGGCTTCGGAAGCGGAGCGGGCTTCGTCGGAGTCCGCGACCCTCGCGGGGTCGCTCGGGACCGCTGGGGAGGCGGCAGGCGAGCTGGCGGGAGGGTTCGGCCAGCTCTCTGGGGCGGGAGCTGTAGCGGGAGGAGAACTCGAAACAGTCGGTGGTGTCGCCACGCTGACCGGTGAGGGGTTCTCGGGGCTCCTCGAAAAAACGGAGGGGCTCGCCACAGCGTTCGGTCAGGATCTCGGTCCGGAGGCAGCGGCGTTGATCGGGACGCTGGCTGGGCTCGGTGCCGCAGCCGGCGTGTTCGGGACGGTAGTCGACAAGATCGTGGCCGGAGCGACCGACCTCCAGTCCGCGGAAGCTCGTCTCGACATCACGACCAAAGGCCAGGCCGAATCGTTCCAGTCGCTCCAGGGAGCCGGTCTCGGAGCGATCGACACCCAACAGAAACTCGCGTCGGTTCTGGGTTCGACGGCCGCGGCGACGGACCAGGCGAACGCCAAGCAGGCGGTCCTGATCGAGCAGAACACCCTCCTCACAGCCGAACAGAAAAAGCAGTTCGAGTTGAACCTGTCGTTGATTTCCGCTTCGGCCACGACGGTCGGGTTGCAACAGGACTACTCGACCGCCCTCGAAGGCTCGATCAAGGGGTTGGCGAACTACCAGCGCGCCGGACTCGCCTACGGGGTCGCGCTCCAGAAACAAGACATCGAGCAGGAGCAGGCCAAGCTCGGGATCGAAGGGACGTTCGCTTCGCTCGACAAGGTCACCAAGGCGTTCGTGGTGTCGGAGGCGGCTGTCGCGAAGTACGGCGACGGGATGCGCTCCAACGTGGCGCGCGCCAACGAGATCTCTGCGCTTTCGTTTGCCTCAATCCAGTCCGAGTTTAAGAACTTCATCGCGGAGATCGGGCAACCGCTGATCTCTCCGGCGCTCGACCTTATTCGCGCGGCCGAACCGCTCGGTCGGGACGTGGCCGGCTCGTTCGCTGATCTCGCGAAGGTGGTCCTCCCCGCGGTCACGACGGTTATCAACTCGATCGAGCCGTTGGTGAAGATCTTCACGGACGAGTTCGCGACGATCCTTCCCGAGGTCACCCCCGCGATCCAAGCGGTGGGTACGGCGATCGCGGAGGCGTTCGGAGACCCGCTGTTCGTTGCCTCCGTTCGTGATCTCGCGATCGAGTCTGGGCACCTGCTCGTGGAAGTCGCTCCGCTGCTCCCTCTGTTCCTACAGCTCGGACCGTCGGTCCAGATCCTCTCGGTCTCGCTCGAAGCGGCTCTCCCATCGCTCCAGGCCACCGGGCTAGCCATCGAGGCGACTCTCGCTCCGCTAGAAGCCATCGGGCTCATCACAAAGAAACGACCCGACGAGGTGTTTAAACCCCCGAGGAAGGAAGACATCAAGGACATCAAGGATGCGGGTGAGGCCACCGGCGAATTGGCCAATAAGGCATCGGAGGCGAGCCTGAAGACCGCGGCGCAGAAAGAGGCGACCACTCAGCTCGCGTCGCAGCTCCGCGACGCTCGGGTATCGGTCGACGAACTCGCGAAGGCGCTCGACGACCAGTTCAAGAAGCCGACCCAGTTCAGTGTGGCGGAGGCCCAGGCCAAATTCATCAAGGACGCAAACGACGCGCAGGCGAAGGCGTTCAAGGAGGGCGGGCTCTCGCTTGTTGATCCGAAGAAAGCGGTCGAGTCGTTCGCTCTCCTCGACACGCTTACGAAGGACTTCCAGGCGCTCACCGACGCGCAGATCAAGACCGGTCAGTTCGATCCCACAAAGTTCGATGTTGGGAAACAACAGTTGATCGAACTCGGGAAGCGGCTCGGGCTCACGAAGCACGACCTCGATCTGTTCGCGGAGCGGATCAACTCGGTGCCCGCAGGGAAAGATATTCAGATCAAGGCGACGATCGGGGTGGCGCGCGCCGAACTCGACAAGCTGACTTCGGTAGAGGACACCATCGCGTTCCTCAAGGCGAACCCGGAGGTGAAAACCGATGTTGAGGTCAACGGGACCCAAGGGTTGAAGAACGTCGGGCTAATCAACACGGCGCTCGATGTGATCGCGGGGAGGAAAACGAACGCTGAGGTCGGCATCGACGACAAGACACAGGACAAGGCGGACGAGATCGACCGCCGGATGAAAGTCCTCGACGAGCTGAACCCGCGCCCGAAGGTCACGCTCGACGACGAGGAGGCGAACCGGGCGTTGAAAGATGTCAACGACCGGTTGTTCGGGATCGGGCAGGTCGTAGCACGCCCGACGGTGACGATCCAGGATTTCACGTCGTTTGCTCTGTCGGCCATCTCTGGGACGCTCTCCGCGATCAACTCTGTGAGGGTCGCCCCGACGGTGTCGGTGGAGGACGAAGCGACCGGGAAGCTGAGTGGCATCCTCGGGCTCCTCCGAGGGATCCAACAGTTCCGGGCGGTCTCGATCGCCGCGAGCGTTTTCGGGTCTATCCCAGGGTTCGAGCACGGAGGGATCTCCGAGCACCACCAACTCGCCCAGATCTCCGAGGGCAACAAACGGGAGCTGATCCTCCCGTTGGAGGGTCCGTGGGAACGGCAGGTCGACTTGTTGGACCAGGCCGGTGTGCTCGCCCGGATGGAACAACAATTCTCCGCGGAGGAGCAGACGAGAGCGTCGGTGCTCTCCCAGGCGGTGGCGTGGTCGCCGCGCGGTATCGACTCCGTGGTGCGTCCGACGATGGCGGACCTCGAAGCGATAGCAACCCGGATGGAGACGGCCGCACGTATCATCGCTTCGGAGTCGAGGCCGATCACCGCGGAGATCACGGTGCCGGCGCTCCACGACGAACACGAGACCGCCCGGATCCTGAGACGCAAACTTGTGAGGCTGTGACCTGATGGCAACGCTGCCCGGATACCTCTGCCTCGGAGGAGACGAGGTCCTCAACCACTGCCGGACCCTCGCCTACGTTCGCGCTGGGCTCGCTCCCGCCTGGTCGGCGTTCGCCGCGACGTGCGATTGCTGCTGCGCGAACACCGACGACGGGAACTACACGATCCCGAACTCAGTGGTGAACCCGGCTCCGTGGTGGGATCCGACGAGACCGGAGTCAGCGGAGTTCCTCGGGCTGATCGTCAAGGAGTTCTCGTCGTCGGTCCCGATGCAGTCCGCGCCGTCGCGGGGGTCCGGGCGGTCGTGTGCGATCCCGGTGCCTCGGGTGTTCACCGCGGACGGAGCGATCGTCGCGTCGTCGTGTCGTGGCACCGAATACGGCAAAGAGTGGCTGGTGCGGGCCCTCAACGGGGCGTGCATCGACAACGGGTGCTGCCCTGAACGAACCGGGATTATCCAGCGGTGGTGCGATGCGGGCTCCGCCGGTGAACGCACGATGGTCGATGTTCGGATGGCGACCGTCGACTTCACTGACCGCCCTCCGACCGTCCCGTGTTGCGAGGGCTCGCCGTTTCATTTCACTCTTGAATCCGACCCGTGGCTTTACGGGACCTCGCAGGGGTGCGTGATCAACCAGCCGTGGGACCTCAACCCAGCGGACGCCACGTGCATCGATTGGTGCCCGAACTGCCCGGAACCGCCGACCATTCCCGGTGCCGGAGGGATCGACCCGTGCGCGCCACAACCAGCGATCGCTCCTCCTCCGGTCGCGCTGTCGGTTTGCTGGTGCGAGCCGATCCTCTCGACCCGGCAATGCTGCCATGTGGTCGGTCTGCCGCAGTGGTCGGATTCGGTGATACGGATCTCGATCCGCTCCGGGTCGAAGCCACTCAAGAACGCACGGGTTCGGATCTGGCCCGACAACCCGTCGCTCCTCGACCCCTCAACCCCCGCGGGAGCAGCGGCGTTCCATTGCTTCCCTGAGTGCGCGATCGCGGAGATCACCCAGATCCCAGCGAACTCGACGCTGGTGATCGACGGGGTTACCCGGATGATCACCTTGACCGAGCCAGGAGACGTGACGGTCCGGGCGGAGAACCTCGTGTTCGGGCCGTCCCGCACCCTGTGGGACCATCCCGCTGTGCTTTGTGGGCTCGGGAACTGGGTGTGCATGGACGCCGACATTTTCAACACCGCCGCTGACGCGACGCTGACCGTCGAGCTGATCCCCCGTGAGATCGGCTGAGCGTGCCGTCCTCTGATCCGCTGACAATCGTCGCGGGTTCGCTCGGAGGGGTCGCCGGCTTCGTCGATGGTGTCGGGCCAGCAGCACGGTTCTCCTCCCCGTTCGACACGAAACTGAACGGCGATGCCTCCGCTCTGTTCATCACCGACATCGGGAACCGTGCCCTCCGGCGGATGGACACCGCGACCTACGCGGTGACAACCGTCCGGACGTGGGCTGCCGGTCTTTACCCGGCACGGCTCGCGGTCCACCCGATCAGCAACAACGTTTACGTCTCGGTGCTGAACTGGCCTGGGAACTCCACTGAGGTCTGGAAGATCTCACCAGCCGGCGCTTCGACCCTGATCGGGACTATCGCGGGAGGGTGGGGAGTCGCTGAGGTCACCCCCGACGAGACCACACTGATCGGGTCGTGGCAGGACACAGCGATGGCGTCGTCGTTCGTCAACAACAAACGGAACATGAACATCGCGACCGGGGTGTTCACGGTGTTCGCTGGTGAGAGCGCGTTTGCTAGCAAGTACGGCGCGCCCGGCTCGCTCCTCGGGCTCGACTCCCACTCCTGGCTGATTCGCGATTACATCCCGCCCTCGGCGTCGGGGTGTTATGTCATTGACAACGCCGCGCCGAACGCCGCGCCGGTCCTCCTGAGCCCCTATGATCTCCCGCCGACCTGGTTCGAGCCTGTGTGGCTTGGCGCTGCACGCAAAGGCCCTACGACGATGGCGGGCACCCGCGGGCAGGTCGACCCGTTCGGAGGGTTCCTGTGGGCGATCCGGGAGATCGAGTACAACCCGGTCACCCACGTCCCGCTCGCCCCGGTCATGTTCGCTGGGAAGATGCCCTACTCCGTGTTCTACATGGGTGGGCTCGCTTACGCGAACGACGCCTATTTCGTGGCGTCCGGTGTGGCTCTGACCGGCGGGAACTTCGGTGTCGGCCCACCAAACCCCGCGTTCACCGGAGACCCGTCGTTTGGTCACGCGATCTGGTCGGCCGGCGCTGTCATTCCTCCTCCCGTCCCGGTCGTGTCGCCGTCGGTCGCGTCGTGCTCGTTCGGGAGGTCGACGGGCTACTCCGCGGCGATGTTCTCCCGGGCTTCCGGCGCTCTGATCTGCGCGTTCAACGAGAGGTTCGACGGGAACTGGACCCGGAAGCTCGACAAGACCTCGACGGTTGATCTGACGGTCACGGACTCGTGCTGCTCGTGTGTTCCGGTCCCGTGGGCCCATGAGATCGCGTTGTATCGGGCTGGGCAACGAGAGCCGGTGTGGCAGGGCCCGGTTGATTCGGTGACGGACACGGGCCGCGAGATCCGGGTGACCGGGCTCGACAAGTCGGGCTATTGGTACAAGCGGGCGACCTCGGCTGATCTCTCGCACGCTGGCGCGCCGGTCGACGCCGCGGTCCTGTTCTCCGAGTTGGTAGCACAAGCCGAACTCGGGTCGCCGTCGGGGCTCGCGTTTGTTCCGTCCGGACCGACCGGGGTGCAGGTGACACGGGTTCTTCCAACGAATCAGAAGATCGGTCCGGCGCTCGACGATCTCGCGAACGGTGCGATCGACTGGACGGTCGTCGGGTTGCGCGCCTACGCCGGAGGGGTCACGATCTCAGCGGGAGGAGCCCTCGTGCTGACCACCGCGGATGATTGGACCGAGCAGGAGCGACCCGAGATCATCACCGACGGGACTTCCCAGGTTACACGGGTGATCCTCCACGGTCAGGGCGCGATCACCGCTATCTACCCGCCTGGTCCGGCGGTGCCCGACCCGATCTTCGGGATCGTGGAGGAGGAGATCTCCCGCCCTCAGATCGCCTCTCAGTCCGAGGCCGACGCGTACGCCCGCTCGTACTACGACCGGCACCAGGGACCGCAGGTCCACATCTCGACGGCGCGGGCTGCGCTTTCCAAACGCTTTCCATACGAGATGGCGGACCTGATTCCGGGTCGGTTGTTCAACGTGCTCGTCAACACGGCGTGCGCGGATCGGTTGTTGACGCTCCGCCTGTCCGCTCTGATCGCGGAGATCGTCGCTGGGCACGAGGCCGCGGTGAGGATTGATCTGCAACCGGTCGGGAAGGAGAAGCCGTGAGCGCACGCCAGGACTACCCGTCGTCGGATCCGGGAGAGAACATCGTCGAGGTGATCGACGGGGTCCGATCGACGGGCGAAGCGAACGCTAAGGCGGTGGCGCGGGGAGCGTTGCCCGAACCTCTGTTGTTCCGGGCCACTACGATCGCTCCGGGCCCACCGCCGACGTTCAAGATCGAGATCGTCAACCCGTTGACCGGTGGCGTCATTGTGCTTGGAACCATCTGAGGAGGACACCGTGACCGAACCGCTCACCACCGACGCGAAGAACCGGAGTTGGCGAACCTTGTTGCAGGGGCTTGTGGCTTCGGTCCTCCTCGGGATCTGGCCGATCGTGCAGGCCGCGCTCAACAACGGGATCCTCTCCGTTGACTGGTCGACGCTTCGGCTTTCGGCAATCAACGCCGCGGCCACCGCCGGAGTCTCGTTCTTGTGGCGGAGGTTCCTCGATCCGTCCCGGATCCCGTCCGCGGCTCCTCCGGTACCCACGAAACGATGATCGGAGAACCGTTCGTTTACCGGGCGGCGATCGAGCGGGTAGTGCGAGCGGACTGGATCGACGTTCGGGTTGATCTCGGGTTCCGGGTCTCAGAGGAGCTGTCGGTGTTCCTTGTCGGGGTGAGTGTCCCTCCCGACGGGGTGCTCGCTGCCAAGGCGAAAGGATTCGTCGAGCGGTGGGCGGCGGAACGGTTGGATCCGACATCGAAGTGGCCGGTCCTTGTCCGAACGATTGAGGCGGGACCGCGGTCGGGGTGGTCGGCGGAGGTGTGGGCTGTGGGAGCGGAGGTGACCCTGAACTCGGGGCTCCTCGATCTGGGGTTGGTTGAGCCGGCGCGGGACGGCTGGGTGTGAGATACGACCAGCGGCTCGCGATGGCGTGTTTGTTCCTCGGGCTCGCTGTGATCCTCCTCGGGCTCGTCCTCGCCTTCGCCCAGGTGCGTCTCTCCGCCCCTCAGAACGCCGAAGCGGGCAGATACGCAGGGACGGGCTCCGGTGGCGTAGAGGGCCACACAGGGTCCTCGTCTACAACGTCGAGGACCCCTCGTTGGCCGCGGCGGTTCGGAGCGACCGGAGCCGGCGTGATCCCGAGGTCCTTTCGCATCGCGTCGCGCTCGTGAGTTGAGGTCCCGCCCCACACACCGACCACCCGGTTCTCCAGCGCGTAGATCAGGCACTCCGAGATCACCGGGCACTCCCGGCAGTAGGCCGCGGCGGTTTCCGACACTTCGTCATCCCCGCGCCCTTGAGGCGAATACGCTTCGATCGGGAACCACGGCGATTGGTCCGTGACCCCTTTGCACGCTGCTCGTTCGGCCCATCGAGCGATCATCGGTCGATGCTCCCGGAGGCGAGAACCGCGCGGAGTTCCTCGACGTAGGCCGCGGAGAACCACGGGCGGCGACACCCACGGTTCTGGCACTCACCGATCCCGTCAGGATCCGGATCGATGCAGACACACACGAGATCGTCGGTGTGCCGAGCTACTGGTTGCCATGCCGACGGATCGGACCCGGATCGGTACCACCGCTGGTAGTGAATAGCGCACCAACCGCGGCCTACCGCGGTTAGGTCACAATCCCCGACCTTGCAGGGGCGGTTGTGGGTCCGGACGTTCGCGAACGGGTCGATAGTCGTCGTGCTCATTTCGTGGCTCCTTGGGGGTTTGCTATGGTTCGAAATCGGTAGTCGGAAATAGTTGTCCGGGTTCGCTCGGGCTCCTTGGGGCCGACTCCTCCCTGTATGGGCCGAGGAGCCGTCACTTCGGTGGCGGCTCCTCCGGATTCTAGCCTTATCCTGCTAAGGTCTGCCAGTGATCGGAGAGGAGATCCCCTCTCCGCCTTCCCCGAGGAGCGAACCGAAATGATGAGAGACGACGAGGGTTACGAGGAGTGGCCCGACGAGCAAGACAGTCGGGCGACAGACGAACCATCGGACCCGATCGAGGTGGATCCTTCGATCTGGTTTGGGATCACCAAGAGCTACGACGATCTCCGACGAATCACGTTTCAGATCGAGTCGATGATCGACACCGCGAACCTCGCCCGGCGTGACTCCACGGCACTCCGTGCCGCCGACCGTCAGGTGCGTGCAGCGACCCGTGCCCTCTCGGGTGCTCTCGGAGCGAGGGCGCTGCTGTGAGCGGGACGGAGTTCGGGCACGTCGGGAGCGAGGTCGAACGGGTCGCTGTTCGCCTCCGGGAGGTGTACGACTTGGAGCTGCTCGCCGCGGAACTCCGCGATCTGCGCCGGCTCGGGAGAACCCTTCGGATCATCGACGATGAGATCACCGAGAAGATCGTCCCGCAAATCTCGGGGCTGGTCTCCGCTGAGATCGAGGGTGTCGGGGTGATCCAGGCAAAGAAGGGGTCGGAGCGAAAGGCGTGGGATCACGCGGCGCTCCTCCGGATGGTGGTGGCCCGAGGCCGAGACGAACGGCGCATCGACCCGGACACGGGCGAGGTTCTCGAATCGGAGGTCGACGCGGTTGTGCGCGCCATCACGGCGTGCGCTGGGATCCGCGATTGGAAAGTCACGGGGCTCCGCTCTCGGGCGATCGACCCAGATGAGCACTGTCAGGTTTCGTGGGGTCCAGCGAAGGTGGTCGGGATATGAACGAGGTTCTCGATTTCCTCGGGCGCGCCGTCTCGGTCGGTGCCGTTCTCGCCGTAGCGCTGGCCGCGGCGGTGTGCTTCGGAGCGAACGAGATGGAGCTGTGGCGCTACCGGCAGGATCACAAACGGGCCCAGGCTCAACACCCGATAGCGGACCGTTGGCGTCAACCGCCCGGAGGGTGGAGACGACGGTAGTTCGCCCGGCACACCCCACCACACCAGGCTAGGCTTAGCCCTCTAAACCAACCCCCAAGGAGCAGAAACATGTTGCAAACACGGAAGCCGACCGGGAACCCCGCTTGGCCGCTTGTTCTCGTCGAGGGCGAGGAAAAAGCCGGGAAGTCGTACGCCCTCGCCCAACTATCGGCGTCGCCTCTTGTCGGGCGGACCTTCGTGTGGGATCTCGGTGATGGGACAATGGACGAATACGGGACGCTCGGACGGTATGAGATCGTCGAGACGACCGGGACGTTCACCGATCTGCGCGACAGCATCCGGGAGGCCGTCGCGATCCCACCGGAGGGTGGGAAACCCAACGTGTACGGGATCGACTCCGGGACCGATCTGTGGGAGCTGCTCAAGCGGTGGACCGACGGCCGAGCCCGCGAATCGAAGAACGGGCGAGCGAAGCTCCGGGAGGACCCCGACGCAGAAATCGACCCGTCGATGAACCTCTGGAACGACGCGAAGGACCGGTGGGCGGAGATCGTGAACCTCCTCCTCCGAGCCCCAGGGATAGGGGTCATCACCGCTCAGGGAGGAGAGGTGGTCCTGGTTGAGAACGGAGCGCCGACCACAAAGAAAACGTGGAGCGTCCAGGCCGAGAAAACGATCCCGCGGGTCGCTACGGCCTGGGTCCGGGTCCGCCGCGACCCTCGCTCCGCGACGCTTGTCGGGGTTCGCCGGCTCGGGCTCGATCTCCCCGCTGGTGGGCTCGCCCTCCCGTTGGAGGACACCATCCACAACCTCGTGTTCGAGGTGATCGGAGCCGGCGCACAGTTCGCGACCCCGACGGTGACCCGAACACAGGTCGGCATGAGCGCATCCACCGCGAAGGCGAGGATCGTCGGCGCGGTGAAAGCGAACCTTCAGCTCCCCGACGACGAGGCGGTAGCGGAGGCCGCGGTCCTGTGGCTTGACGCTGGGCTCGGGCACTTGAAAGGCTCCGATGAGGCCCCGGTCCAGACCGTCGCGGATCTGATCACGGGGATAACAGACCGTCAGCTCCCGCCTGAGGCTCCCAGGACCGCCGAGGAACGAGCCGAGGACCACGCACGGGCGATCGGGGAGTCCGAGGGCTCCGTGCCCGTAGGCGACGAATCCGGGGCGGATGCGGGCGAACCACCGAAGGGTGACCTCTCCGAGATCGTGAAGGGAATGTCGAAGCCGGAGGTGAAGGCGGCTCTCGAACGGCGCGGGCTGCCGGTAGACGGCGATGTGTCGACGCTCCGGGCGCGGCTGCTCGCCGCGCTGGTCGCCCCCGTTCCTGACGCCCTCGCCGCGGAGTTCAACGCGCTCGTCGAGCGGTCCACGAACCCGGATCTGACCGTCACGGAACGGGAGGAGATCGCGGATCGGCTTGTCGAACTGGAGGAACGAGCCGACTCCATGTAGCACTCTGATCGGATGGGCTATGGTCCGGACCCCAAACGCAGAACGAGCGACCCGCGACGGTCGCTCGTTCAAGAACCGAGGAGGTACCCTCGATGGACGAAATCCTAGCTGACGAGCCGATCGCAGCGACACAACGCAAGGCTGAGTTCGCCTACCGGCTCGCCCGCGACCTCTATGTCCGACGCCAAGGCCACGGGCGGATCACCCAGGCACAGCGGGTAGCGAAGCTCGCCGCGCGGCACGCCCGGTGGCTCCGCGATGGGGAGCTGACGTGAGCGGGAGGGCAACGGGGTGGGTCGGACGGTTCGGCCCTCACCCCGACGACATCGATCGGGACGGGAAACCCTACGGAGCGAGAGCGCGAGGGCTCCGGTCGGCTCTCCTCGCGGTCGCTGACGCGGCCGACGTGAACGGACGCCACGCCCACCCCGGAGTCGAAAACGTCGCGGAGTTCTCGCTCTACTCCTTCGGGCAGGCGCGCCGGCTCCTTTCCGATCTCGTAGCTGAGGGCTGGCTGAATATCACGGAGAGTGGCGGAGGGCGAGGGCTCGCTACGGTGTTCGATCTCGTGACCGACCCCTCGAACCGGCATCTGGAAACCCGCGCATCATGCGCGGCGCTCTCCGAGGGAAACGCGCGCACGGGCGATCCTAAACGCGCGCATGGCGACGCTAAACGCGCGCACCCAGAGGCGCGCCCAACGGTAGCAACGGTAGAACCTTCAACGGTAAAGACTCTCTCGCTCACGCTCGACGACGCGACCCCTCCCGAATCCTCGTTCACCTTCGACGATTTCTGGGGTGCCTATCCACGCAAGACCGGGAAAGCGACCGCGCGCAGAGCGTGGGATACGGCGACCCGGAAACACCCTCCCGGCTCGATCATGGGCGGGCTTGCCGCGAACCTCCCCGATCTCCGATCGAGAGCCCCACAGTTCGTCCCGCACGCCGCGACGTGGCTCAACGGCGAGCGATGGCACGACGAGCCGGTGACAGCGACCTCAGGGCGTCAGGGCCCGGCTCCGGTCAGCTACCCGAACACCGAACGGGCCGAGTTCGCTCATATCGACCCGTTCGCCCACAAACGAAAGGCCGAGGGATGACCGAACCCGAACCGATAGCAGCGAAACTCGAACGGATCGGGTCCGTGGTCGCGGACCGATCGTCGCGCCGGCTCGTTCCAGCCGAGGACGACGACCCGAACCCGGAGGCGAGGACACTCGACGAGGTCCGGCAGACCCGGTGGGTGCTCTCGATGCCGTCGCGGTTCCAGTGGGCGAAACTCGACGATCTCCCACCGGGCCCTCGGGCTCCGTTGACAGAGTGGGCGGTGAACCCGATGGGGAGGAACCTCCTGCTGTTCGGGTCGGTTGGCTCCGGGAAATCCCACGCAGCCGTCGCGGCGTGCCGGCGCTCCTTTTTCTGTGGGCTCGACGTGATGTTCTGCCCGGTGGTGGAGATGCTCGACGACCTCAAACCAGGAGGACCCGACGGGTATCTCGGGGATCTCATGGGCGTCGACCGGCTGATCCTCGACGACCTCGGGCAGGAACGCCCGACCGACTGGACCGCCGACCGCTTGTACGCCCTCGTCAACCGGCGGTGGTTGGAGGAACGCCCAACAGTAGCGACCACGAACCTGTCACCGGAAGCCCTCGAAGCGTCGGTGGGTACCCGCATGTTCTCCCGGCTCGCGGGCAACGCCGTGACCGTCATGGTCACCGGACCGGACCGGAGAGTCCCGTGAAGGGCTGCGAATCATGCGAGTTCGGGTGGCGCGCCGTCTCCTCGAACTACCCGGTCACCCACTACCCGATGCCCGACCTTACGGGGCTCCCCGACGACCTGGCAGCCGCGGCACAAGCCGAGGTCGAGACACGCCGCGCGGCGCTCACCGACTCGGTGTACCCGTGCAAACAATGCCAACCCCACCTTTTTTTCAGGTGGGCGGAGGGCCACCTCGCCTCGAAACACGACCAGGACGACTGCGACGAATGCTCCGAGATCCGCCGCGGCAAACGCCCACAACGACGCTCCGCTCCGACCCAGGGACTTCCGCCGGCTCGAAAGGACACCGATTTCTGATGATCACCAAACCTGTGAGGCACCCAGCGAAGTTCTCCGACTCGATCCTCATGCAGATCGCGTTGGTCCTCGACGAACTGGCCGACAACGGGAGACTACCCGAGGGCGGGAGGATCCTCGATCCGTTCGCTGGGATCGGCAAGGTCCACAAACTCGCTGACCGAGGATGGTCTACGAAAGGCGTCGAGCTGGAACCGGAGTGGGCGGAGCAGGACCCCCGGACCGTGGTGGGCGACGCCCGGTCCCTCCCGTGGGCCGACCACTACTTCGACGCGGTGGTCACGAGCCCGTGCTACGGGAACCGGATGGCCGACCACCACGACGCGAAGGACCCGTGCTCGAACTGTCAGGGTGCGCGCCACGACGACGACGGCGATTGTCGGGCGTGTGGTGGGTCGGGGCTCTCGAAACGCAACACCTACCGGCACGCCCTCGGCCGCGAACTCACTCCCGGTTCCGGTGCGGGGTTGCAGTGGGGCTCCGCCTACCGGGCACTCCACGAGCAGGCGTGGCGCGAAGCCGTCCGGGTCGTGAAACCCGACGGGTTCCTGGTCGTGAACGTCTCGAACCACATTCGAGGAGGCGAGGAGCAACGGGTCGTGGAGTGGCACCTAAACACGCTTCTCCTCCTCGGGTGCTTCCTATGGGAGGTCCTCCGGGTGTCAACACCGCGGCTCGGGTTCGGAGCGAACGGAGACGCACGAGTCGACGGCGAGAACATCATCGTGGTTCGGACCCCTCCTCCGGGCCCACCCCGGCTGCTATAGCTTAGGCTGCTAAACCACCCCCCGAGGAGCGAACCGAATGAGCCAATGCAGGTCCTGCCGAGACCCGATCCTGTGGATCACGATGATCGACTCCGGGCGATCGATGCCAGTCAACGCCGAACCAGCGCCGAACGGAAACGTCGAGGTGTTCCCGGTCGACGGCAACCCGCGCCGCGGTCGGGTTGTCTCCGGCGGGTTTTTTGAGAGCGAAGCGAATCCCGAGTCGACCTTCCATGTCCCGCACTTCGCTTCCTGCCCGAACGCCGACGGACACCGGAAATCCCGATGAGGTGCCCTCAATGCGGCGGTCGGATGGTGGGCGACACCAAGGTCAGGACCTGTGTCCGCTGTCAGGTGTTCCACGTGAAACACCGACCGGTCCGCCGGCTGGAACCGAAGCCGCGGACGGTCCTCAAAGATCCTCCCCGACCGGACCCCTCGACGTACTGCCCAGCGTGCGGGCTCAAACGCTCCCACTGGGACGGGTGCCCGCAACCGAAACGGCCGGTCGCGAAATGAAACGCTCCGGACCGATCAAGCCGATCAGCAAACGCCGGCAGGGCGAGCGAGCGCAGCGCGCCGCGACCCGCGCCGAGGTTCTCCGTCGCGCCGGTGACCGATGCGAAGCCGAACGTCTCGCTGTCCACCTGTGCGGCTCTCTCCCTGGTCGCCGTGCGCTAGAAGTGGACGAACGCCACGGCGGGTCCTTTCGTTCGACCGAGTACCTCGATCCAGACTCGTGCCAGGCGCTGTGCCCGATAGCGCACCAACTCAAGACGGACAACCCCAAGGAGGCCGCAATTGTTGGACTTGTTGACATCGACGTGCAAGACAGGTGGGTGCTCGAAGGAAGTGAAATCGACAGGATTGTGCGTGACGCACTACGAGCGTGGGCGACGCTCGAATCTCGGCTCGTGCAGCGTCGGCGGTTGTCCTCGCCTGCAGCATTCGAGAGGGCTGTGTCCGACTCACTACCAGCGGTGGCGGAAGCGCGGAACAGTCGGATCTCCGAATCTGGAGATCGCATACGGCTCTGGCAGATCCGAGACGACGGACGGCTATGCGAGGCTCTACCTCCCGGGCCATCCGCTAGCCACGGCCCAAGGATGGGTGCTTGAACACCGGGCGATAGCGTGGGATGCGGGGATCTTCTCCGACCCGTCGCTCCATGTCCATCACCGGGACCATGATCGGTCGAACAATTCTCTCTCCAACCTGGAGCCGATGACGAAGAAAGCCCACTCCAAGATCCACGCCGCGGCCACGAAGCTCGACCGGGACGAAGCGGTGCGTCTGTACCTCTCGGGTCTCAAGATGGCGGAGGTCGCCGCGGTGATGGGAACACATAGCGGCAGAGTGTCGAGGATGCTCAAGGAACGCGGCGTGAAGGCGCGCAAGCGATGACTCCCGAGGAGATGGACGTGCTGGCGGCGGATCTCTGGGATTTCGTCGTATGCGACCACGTTCGAGAGGTCGAGTTGTACGGGGAGAATCCTGATCCTGATCCGAATTGTCAGATGTGTTCAGACGCCACCGCACGAGGGCTATGGACGGAGAGCGAGTCGTGAGCCGGCTCATGTCGGTGAGCCACACCGAGCAACAAGTCGAGGACCGCTCGAAATCGATGACCCGACGGCTCGGCTGGAAAATGGTTCGGGTAGGCGACCACCTGACGCTGTGCCGCAAAGTGATGGGCCGCAAACCGGGTGAACCGTTGGTGCGGATCACCGAGGTCGAGATCACCGCGATCCGCGAGGAACGACTGTGGGAGATCTCCCACGAGGACGTGATCGCGGAGGGGTTCCCGGACTGGAGCACCGACCAGTTCATCGAGTTCTTCTGCCGTCAGTTCAAAGTCCAAGAATGGGTTGTGGTCACGGTCCTCGAATGGAGGTACCTCGATGGGTGACCTCATCTGCAAAGCGAAAGTGCCGGTGCCCGGCTCCCAGCGGATGCTCCGGTGGTGTGGGAACTCTGCGCAGCCGACCGAGGCCGGTCCGCGCTGCGATCACCACTCGCCTCCTCCGAGGGGCGGGCACCCGAACGGGCAACGGATCCGGGCGATCATGCTGGCCGACGCCCTCACGCTCTCACGGGAGGAACGCCACGAGTTCGCGGAGATGCTCGTCAAGCACAAGGGGTCATGGTCGAACCTTGGGGAGGCCGAAGCGCGCAGGATCGCTGACGCCCTCGAAGGGTTCCCGATCGTGCAAGCGATCCTGTACATGAGGACGAACCGGTGAGCGCACGGTTGCGGCTCCGGCGCGCCGACGGCCGTGTCTACCTCGACCGCTACGGGTTCGAGTTCCCGTCGAAACGCGAGCCCACCGATGACGGCCCGAGCCGGCTCCCCTGGTTCGGTATCTTCCTCCACCGGATGGACGCCCCCGATCCCGGGATCGATCTCCACGACCACCCGTGGTGGTTCGGTTCCCTGATCCTGTGGGGTGGCTACACGGAGGAGCGCGCACCGATCCGGGAACCCGATCGTGGGGTGATCGTCTCCCGATCCTGGCTGTCGTGGCGGACGATGCGGCTCGACGAATCCCATCGCATCACCGGGCTATCAAGGAAACGGGTGTGGACCCTGGTCATCCACGGTCCCGTCCGGCGCGGCTGGGGCTTCTACCTCTGTGACGGGTGGATGCCGTGGCGGGTCTACGACTCCACGGTCCGGGCGGAGCGTCGGGATATGTTCGCTGAGATCTCAAACGACGGTCGGGTCCCGAACCGATGAAACGCCAACCCGAACCAACCGAGATCCTCGTGTGCCCGTACTGCTCGGGGAGGTTCTCGAAACGGTCGAGCTTCCGACGCCACGTCGTTCTCGACGAGTGCGGGAGGGTGCCGCTCGAAGCGTCCTGTTCGATGATGGCAACGGAGGGAAAGACGATCCGAGAAGACGAGTTCCAACGGCTCGTCATGGTCCTCGCGGAACGAAACGGGTGGATGACCTGCCACGTCCGGCGCGCCATCATGTCCGACGGCAGGATGCTGACCGCGACCTCCTCTCCAGGATTCCCGGACCTGACCCTGTGCCGCCCACCGCAGTTGGTGTTCCTCGAATTGAAAGCCGAACGGGGTCGGACCTCACCGGAGCAAACCCGGTGGATCCGGTCCGTCCAGGGCTGCGACGGGGTCGAGGCGTACATCGTGAAACCGTCGGATTGGCGGGAGATCCTCGGTCTCCTGACCCCCAAAGTCACCAGCCCCTTATCGTGCTAAGTTCCGCTTTTCCCGACACAGATGAGAGAAGGCCCCGAATGACCAAACCAGTGCCAACCCCGGACCCTGCTGCCCTCGACGACTTCGAGGGAGCGAACGTCATTCGCTCCGGCGTGGAGATCCCAAACGCGGCGGGAGGGCTCCGTGACGCGATGGCGATCGAGCCACAGCAGTTCCATCACGGCGAACGGGTCTACGTCGTTCTCGAATGTGTGGTCGGCAAGGTCCGTTTCGATCCGATCAAGGACAGCGACGACCTAGCACGGGTCCATGTGTTCACCGCGGAGCACGCGGTGATCGTCGACGCGGATCTCGTCAAGACGCAGCTCGACGAGCAGAACGCCCGGATCCTCAAAGCCAAGGAGGAGGCAGCCGGCCTCCAACGGTTGCAGTTCGAGGACACCACCGACGAGGAGTGGGAAGCGGAGCAGGCCGCGGCGAAGGACGAAGGCGCGCCGGCACCGATCAAGGGTCGGGCGTCTGATGGGTGAGCGATCACAGGATGAGATCCTCTCGGAGTTGGAGGAGATCCGCTCGGGGCTCGCGGAGCACCAGGAAGCGCTCTCCGCGCTCTACAGCCGGAGGATCGCTCTGTGGCTCGAAGGCCGCGGCATGGACCCACCGATGCGCCACACCATCCTCGGTGAGGCATGCGGGGTCGGTGAGGCAGCGGTCATCAACGCCCTCCGGGCCCGACGAGAAAAGGGTGAGGGATGACCCAGCGGTCGGTCTCCTACATGCCGTTGGCTGACCTCTCCGGTCGGCGCGCACCGGGCAACCCGAAGAAACACGACGCGGCGATCATCGAGCGGTCCGTGTCCCGGTTCGGGTTCGTCGAACCGATCGTGATCGACGAACGCACCGGCAGGCTCGTCGCCGGTCACGGACGACTCGACGACATCGAAGCTCGCCGCGACGCGGGACACGAACCACCCGACGGGATCGAGATCGACGAGGGCTCCTGGTTGGTGCCCGTGATCCGAGGGTGGGCGTCGAACTCCGACGACGAAGCGAACGCGTATCTCGTCGTCTCGAACCAGGCGACGATCCTCGGAGGGTGGGACGAGCAGGCGTTGGCGGATCTCCTCGGCTCGCTCAAATCCTCCGACCATGTGGTGTTCGAAGCGTCCGGGTTCTCCGACGCAGGGCTCGAACAACTCCTGTCGTCGCTCGACGCATCCTCGGGCCCGGAGGACACCGAACCGGAACCTCCCCGTCCGAGCCTGGCCGACCGGTTCTTGGTGCCACCGTTCTCTGTCCTGGACGCCCGGCAGGGCTATTGGCAGGACCGGAAGCGGGCGTGGCTCGGGCTCGGATTCCGCTCCGAGTTGGGTCGCCCCGTGAACCTCCTCAACATGAGCGAGCAGGTCACCACCGGGTACTCCACCCCCAACAAGTCGATCCCGTCCGTCTCCGGGAACGACCCAGCGTTCTTCTACAAGAAACGGGAGGCAGAAAAGGCGGTGGGGCGGGAACTGACCACGGCTGAATTCCTGGCCGACCACTACGCCTTCGACTACGTGCGAGGAACGTCGGTGTTTGACCCGGTGCTCTGCGAGGTCGCGTACCGGTGGTGGTGCCCTCCCGCCGGTCAGGTCCTCGACCCGTTCGCTGGTGGTTCGGTCCGAGGGATCGTCGCCGCGAAACTCGGCTGCGACTACACGGGAGTGGACCTCCGCTCCGAACAGGTCGACTCGAACGTAGAGCAACTCACCGCGATCGCGGACGATCTCCCTGGCGCGGCGCGCTGGGTTGTCGGTGACTCCCTCCGAGACCAACCCGAGGGCCCCTACGACTTCGTGTTCACCTGCCCACCGTATTTCGACCTGGAGCAGTACTCCGACGACCCCGCGGACCTCTCGAACGCCGACTCGTATCAAGAGTTCCTCCAGTCCTACCGGGCGATCATCGATCAGGCCGTCTCCCGGCTCCGCGACAACCGGTTCGCTTGCGTAGTCGTCGGAGATATTCGCGACTCGAAGGGCCACTACCGCGGGTTCGTCGGTGACACCATCGCGGCGTTCGAGCAGGCGGGTACCCGGTTCTACAACGAGGCGATCCTGGTCACTCCCGGAGGGTCTCTCGCTCTGCGCGCCGCTCGGATCTTCAACGGCGGACGCAAGGTCGGGAAGGCCCACCAGAACGTCCTCGTGTTCGTCAAAGGCGATTGGCACGAGGCGTCCGAGGCGTGCGGAACGATCGACCCGGTTGACGTGGCGGAGCTGTTCGGGATCGTCCTAGACGACGAACCGGAGACCACCGCGGTCGAGCCCTCGGAGATCGCTTCGCCGTCCTGGGCGAAGGGCTTTGATCTCGCTCGGCTCAAGGTCGTGGCCGACCTATTCGACCGGTTCGACGGTCCGCTCCCTCTCGGGGCGTTCTCCCGCGCCAAAGAAACAACGATCGCAGAATGGGCGTCCGCCGGAAAACTCCAGGCGTTCGGCATCGATGACACCCCGGTCGCCGCGGTCGTCTCCTTCCAGGCGCATCAAGCGCGCGGGATCTCCGACTTCCGAGGACGGGAGATCGCCCGAGTGAAAACGGGCGATCAGGTGGTGACGCGGGTTGCTTGCGATGCGGAGCACGCCCCGATGCTCGTCGAACTTCTCCGAGGGTTCCTTCCTCGTCTGTTCGTCGAGGTTTGGCAGGAACACCCGATCTCCCGAGCGATCGTCGACGCTCTCGGGCTCGAATGGCTCGGAACGAAGGTGAAAGCGTCCTCGGAGTTGATCGGGATCTACGGGCCAGCGCCGGCAGACCCACCGTCGGGGCTCGACGCCTGGGGTCTCGTCGAGTTCGGGGTTTCCTACGATCTCGCCGCGCTCCGCTCGGAGATCGAGCACGCCGCGGTCGAGTGGGCGGACCACTACGCGGTTTACAACAAGGGCAAGTCGTGGTCAGCGGTCGCTCTCCGAGGCTATGGAGGCGACCCGGAGTTCATCATCAAGCCGTCCGAGATGTCGAAGAAATGGAAGGCGGAGAACGAGGAGAAGTTGGCGTGGGAGTTGGCCGACACACCGCTGGCCGACCGGGTCCCCGTTGCGTGCTCCATTGTCGATTCGATCCCAGGGGTCAAACACCGGGTGCGGCTGATGCGTCTCTCCGGCGGGCAGGGCGAGCTATCACGCCACGCCGACAGCACCGACCCCGACGCTGGGATCGCTCCCGGTCAACTCCTTAGACTCCACCTCCCGATCGTGACAAACGAAGCGGTCCGGTTCCGTTCGTGGCTCCCCGTCGGAGACGAACAGACCACTCACATGGCAGCCGGGTCGGCGTGGTATCTCGACACCCGGAAACCACACACCGCACGCAACGACGGAGACACCGATCGGATCCATCTCGTCGTCGATGTCGAATCGAACCCGGAGCTGCTCGCCCTAGCGCGGGACGAAGCGGAGATCGACACAACAATGAACCGGTTCGAACTTCCACCGACGGTCCTCCCGGTTGAACCGTGGACGCTCTGACCCCTCCCACCCTCTCGTGGCACGACGACATTCTCGTTGTCCGCGACGACCTCCTCGAGGGCGGGTCCAAAGTCCGGGTCGCTCCTGATCTCCTCGACTCCGCGGATGAGTGGGTGTTCGCTGGTCCCGCTCAGGGCCACGCCCAGCTCGCGCTCGCGATCGCGTGTGAGCGCACCGGGAAACGCGGTGTGTTCTTCACCGCGGCGCGAAAGAAACCGCTCCCGCTCACGATCCAAGCGATGACCCACGGGCTCAAAGTGGTGTTCGTCCCTTACGGGCGGATGAGCAACGTCCAAGCCAAAGCCCGCGCCTACTGCGAGGCGACCGGCGCGCAGTTCATCCACCTCGGGCTCCTCCTCCCAGGGATGGAAGACGCTCTGTTCGCCCTCGCGTCGACCCTCAACGTGTCGCCCGATCAGGTGTGGGTGACCGCCGGCTCCGGGACACTCTCACGGGCCCTCGCTCGGGCGTGGCCGAACGCAGAGATCAACTCGGTCCAAGTCGGCATGGCGTCGAGGCTCCCCGAGCGGGCGGTGCGATGGGTCGCCCCGGAGCGGTTCGAGGAAAACGCGACCGGGAAACTCCCGCCGTTCCCGTCGGCCCGGAACTACGACGCGAAGGCGTGGCGGTTCGTGGACGCCCACGCCCGACGGGACGGCACGGCTTTGTTCTGGAATGTCGCCGGACCGATATGAGGGCGCGAAACCCCACACCCACGCCGGTTGACACGAGTGTCGCACCCTCACCCTTAGGCTGCTAAGGTGGTGGTTGTTCGGGACGGCCCGAGCCAATCCCCAAGGAGCAACCAACCATGCGAACAGCCACGATCCGACGAGGCAAGATCAAGACCTCCGACACCCACGCCCCGATCGACCAAGCAGCGAAACCGGACGACGACCGGCCCTCCCCTCTCCCTGGCGATATGAGCACCGCCCAACTACGGGCCCTCCTCAAGACGAACGGGGTCGCCTACTCCGGGAAGGACCGGAAAGCCGACCTGGTTTTCAAGGCCCAGCAGCTCCGCTACGGCCCGAACGAGCGAAAGGGCGCTGCGGTCACCGAGGTCGAGAAAGCGGAGGCTCGTATTGACGAGCTGGCAGCGGAGATCATCTCCGGGTCCTCCTCCTTTGAGGAGGTCGTTGTCGGGCTCCTCACCGAGCCCGCGAAGCGAGGCAGGACGGCACCCACGACGGAGCGGGTCGCGGAGCCGGAGCCGGCTGCGATCAAGGTCGTGGACGGTAAAACGCGGGTGGAGCGCACCGCCGCTGCACGGTCGGAGTTCGAGGCTCTCAAGGCGTGGACCGAGGGTGGTCGCACCGACCCTCGCCCCTCGACCCCGAACCTCGATGCGATCACCGAGGAGTCGACGCACCCCGGAGCCAAGACGGCACGTCGGGCACCCAAGCAACCCAAGCGGGCGTCCCACGAGGTCACGGTCAGGTTCGAGGTCGACGGCAAGCCGGTAGGCGCAACCCAGAACCGGCTCTCGTCGATCGCCAGGGTTACGGCCACGGCCGACTCCCCACGGTGGCCGGCTCCGCAGCTCCGCGAGTGGTTGGTCGAGAACGGGATCACCGACCCGGAGACCTCCGCCTGGTCGATCGAACTCCCAAACGGTCGGACGATCGGCGCGAAGCTCCCCTGAGCCCTCGCTCTCCCGCCCTGGTGCCCTCCTCGCTCCCGCGGGGAGGGCTTCGGCGGTGACAAGGAGCCCGATCGGGCTCACCAACCCCCAAGGAGCAAACCACCATGCCTGCCTACTTCGACACTGGGTTCTGCGTCCGCCAACCCTCCTGGCACCGTCAAGAACTCCTCCTCGACGAATACCCGACCGACTGGGCCGACGCCCGCGAGAAGGCCGGTCTCCTCTGGGAGCCGGAGGTCGTTGACGCCTACCGTCAGCTCCCCTCGACCCTGTGCCCGATGTGCACCGCGGTACCCGGCTCGCTCCACGGCGAGTCGTGCGTCGACTTCGGGCTCCTCAACCCGGACACCCCGACCTACCTCGCGGCGGAAAACCAACGGCTCGTCGTCCGCAACGATACGGGAGCGGTCCTCGGAGGCGTCTCCGACCGGTTCGAGCTGATCTCCCACGAGGAGATGGGGCGGATCCTCGAAGCCCTAGCGGAGGTCGGTGGCACCAACCTCCGCTTCGAGACCGCCGGCTCGTGCAAGGGAGGAGCGCAGGTCTGGGCGGTCCTCTACCTCGACGAGCCCTACAACGTCGCGGGCGACAACACCGAGACGTTCCCGTTCATCTCGATCCTCAACGCCCACGACGGCTCCGGTGCGTGCAAGGTGGTCCGCAACCAGGTCCGGGTCGTCTGTTGGAACACCTACAACGCGGCGTCGATGGAGGGCGACCGCACCGGACTCCAATACGTGTTCCGCCACACCTCCGGAGCGAAAGTCCGGGTCGAGGACATGATCGGTGACGCCACGGCAGCGCTCGAAGGGCTCCGCACCGAAGCCCGAGCGTGGCAGGTCCTCGGAGAAGAACTCTCGGGGCTCCCAGCCGACGAGATCCAACTGAACCATTTCCTCTCGGAGTTCATCCCCGCGCCGGAAGCCGACATCGTCTCGGATCGGGTCGCGGCGAACATCGACAAGGCTCGGGCCATGTTCCGGCAGATCTACCTCGACTCCCCGACCTGTGAGGGCCACCGCGGCACCGGGCTCGGGCTCATCGACGCATCCGTCGAATACCTCGATCACGTCCGAGGGTTCCGGAACACCGACTCCTACATCGGGCGGACGGTCCTCCGCCCGGAGCCCCTCAAGGCGAAGGCTCTGGAGATCGTCCGGCGGGTCTGCGCCTGAATCCTAGGATCTGGGATCGCCTTTCCCCTCCGCCTCCGCCCTCGGGTGGGGGCGGAGCCGCGTTCCGGGCGAAGCGGGTTGCACCCCTCGCCCTTAGCGGGCTAAGGTTCCTTCTCGACGGGTCCGTGTGGTACGGGCCCCAACCCCTAGCAGAAGGACACGAACCATGAACCCAACACCCGAACAGCAACGAGCGGTGGACCTTTTCCTCACCGGGAACCCGCTGGTCATCGAAGCCGGAGCCGGGACCGGCAAGACCTCGACTCTCAAACTGCTAGCGGAGGCAGCCCCGGACCGCTCGATGCAGTACGTCGCTTTCAACCGGGCGATCGTCGAGGAGTCCCGCTCGAAGATGCCGAAGAACGTGACCTGCTCCACGATCCACTCCCTCGCGATGCGGGCGGTCGGCTCGAAGTACCGGCACCGCCTCAACGGAAACCGGCTCAAGTCGATGGAGATCGCCCGCCGGCTCGGAGTCGACGACCTCATAATCACGGTCGGGCCCGACCAGACCAAGCGGATGAGCGGAGGGTTCCTCGCCTCGCATGTGATGCGCGGGATCGTCCAGTTCTGCCAGTCCGCCGACTCCGCCCCATCGGGCGACCACCTCCCCTACATCGACGGCATCGATCTCCCGACGGCGAAGGGCAAACGGACCTACGACAACAACCGGGCGATCGCCAAGCACCTCTCCGGTGCGATCTCCCGAGCGTGGGCGGACCTCCAAGACCCCGACGGGGTTCTCCCCTTCGGCCACCACGTCTACCTCAAAGTGTGGGAGTTGTCCGGGCCCACGATCCACGCCGACGTGGTGTTGTTCGACGAAGCGCAGGACGCATCGCCGGTCATGGCATCGATCATCGCTCAGCAGACCAAGGCGCAGCGGGTCTACGTGGGCGACTCCCAGCAGCAGCTCTACGCCTGGCTCGGGGCGGTCAACGCTCTCGGCTCGATCGACGGAGCGGAGCGAGCGTTCCTCACCAAGAGCTTCCGGTTCGGCCCGGAGATCGCACAGACAGCGAACCTGGTCCTGGAGTGGCTCGAAGCGGACCTCCGGATCACCGGGAACGAGGAGATCTCCTCCCGGACCGCCCGCCTCGACAACGCCGACGCTGTGCTCTGCCGGACCAACGCCACGGCGGTCTCGACCTGCCTCGCGGAGATGAGCGCCGGCAGGAAGGTCCACCTCGTCGGCGGAGCGAAAGACATCGTCGACTTCGCCAAGGGTGCCCGCGACCTCCAGAACGGGAAGCGCTCCTACCACCGGGAACTCGCCTGCTTCGACTCGTGGAGTGAGGTCCAGGTCTACGTCGAGAACGACCCGCAGGGCTCCGATCTCAAACTCATGACCCGGCTGATCGACGACTACAGCCCCGAGAAGATCATCGAGGGGCTCGGGCGGACGGTCTCGGAGGCCGCGGCTGACCTGATCGTCTCGACCGCCCATAAGTCGAAGGGGCGGGAGTGGCCGACGGTCCGCCTCGCGGGCGACTTCCCCGAGGACACAACCGACCCCGGTGAGCTGCGACTCCTCTACGTCGCCTCAACCCGCGCCCGTCTCACCCTCGACCACTTCGCCGCCCCGATGTTCTTCCCGGCACGCCCCAAGGCGGAGCCGGTCCCAGCCTCCCGCTAGGGGAGCCGGTCCCACCCCGTACCACCCCGCGCCGGCTTCGGCCGACCGGGTGGGGTGGGACCAACCTCGCACCAGCCCACCGGATTCGCCTCCCTGGTCGCCTCGGGAGGCGAATCCGCGCCAGACCCCCCGTTTCGAGGGCCCGTCGCCGTAGAGGAGCGTCTGTGAGATCACCTCCCACCTCGCCGTTTAGCCTGCTAAGGTTCGGGCTAATCGGATCCACCGCAACCCCCAAGGAGCAGAACCCGATGACACAGACACCAGGACGACAGATCGCCTCGGAGATCCACGAGAACCTGATCGGAGGGCACGGAGGAGGACACCACTCCGGGTGGTCCGTGACCGAAACCTACGACCAGCAGTGGTGGGTCCTGATCCACCCCGACGGAGGCGAATCGATGCACCGCGACTTCGATCAGATCGCGGAACGGATCGAGGACGAGATCGTCGCCGCCGACGAGGCCGAAGCCGACCGGCTCGCGTACCTCACCGACGACGAACTCGCCGCCGAACACCGCTCAGCGACCCGGTCCCGCTCGGGGCTCTCCCGCCTCCCCGCGATCAACGCCGAGGTCATCCGCCGCGCCATCGAGACTTGCCCGCTCCCCGCGGACCCGTTCGCTGGGCTCCCTCGATGAGCGGGCGCGCCGGCTGGCCGTATCGCTCCGAGAAAGAGCGTCAGGAAGCCCTCTACCACGGCCACCACAACGACCCTGGGTTCGCCCCGGACCCGGAGGAGCCCTACGAGCCGATCTCATCGAGGATCGCACGCAGGGACCCGAGCCTGCCCGCGACGCTCCGCAGGTGGGAGCACGACCGATGAGGAAAGACCTGTTCGTGCTCCGCGTCGACCGCCCCGACGGGTCCCGCACCTACAAGGGCCCGTGGTCCTCCGCTCACTGCGGACGGGAGGAGAAGGCGTGGAACGACAGCCTCCCGAACCACCGCACCGAGATCGTCTCCTACCCGGAGGCACGCGCCGACTTCCTCGCCTGGTCCAAAGCGATCCGGGACCAACGAAAGGCGTTCAACAACTCCCCGCGGTACTTCCCGGTCAAGGAGGGCCCGTGAACCTCCTCGACGCCCTCTGCCGCGACTGGGTGACACACGTCGCGAAGGACTACCGCCCCGACTGTTGCATCGCCGCGACCGCGATCGGCTCCGAGGCTCTCCGCTATTTCGGGGTCGCCGCCGAACCGGTCGCAAGCGATGTGGTGCTGTTCAACCCGGAGGCATGGGAGCTTCAGAACCGAGGAGTCCCGGTCCCGGAGTGGCCGAGCACGGCGTGGTCGCTCGGGGTTCAACGCGAGATGCTGGTGGCCGAGGGCCGAGACGGGTTCTGTGGGCACCTGGTCATCATCATCGGGGATCTCCTCGTTGATCTCTCCGCCGCACAATTCGACCGCCCTAAAAAGGGGCTGCGTTGCGACAAGCCGTTGATCCTCGACGGAGGAAAATGGGACGACGAAGCCGGGAGGATGAGCTTCGGTGCGATCCTCCCCGACGGGACCACGATCATCTACTGGCTCCGCCCCGAGAACCGGGCGTGGAAAGCCGCGCCCGACTGGAAGAACCGGGCCGAGCGCGCCGGACCAATGATCCGCCGGTTGCGCTCCCTCGACATCGATTCACCAACCCAAGGAGCACAAACATGAAGATCATCCAGTTGCAGGCGGAGAACGTGAAACGTCTCCGCGCCATCGAGATCACCCCGGAGGGATCCACGGTCGTGATCGCAGGGCGAAACGGCCAAGGCAAGACCAGCGTCCTCGACTCGATCTGGTTTGCTCTCGGAGGAGGCAACGCGACCCGCGAGACCTCCCGCCCGATCCGGGACGGCGAGGACCACGCCTCGGTCCGGCTCGATCTCGGCTCCCTGGTCGTGACCCGCAAGTGGTCGAAGGAGACCGGAAAAACCACGCTCACCGTCGACTCACCTGACGGTGCCCGCTTCCGGTCCCCTCAGGCGATGCTCGACGATCTCGTCGGCCGGCTCTCCTTCGACCCGCTCGGCTTCTCCCAGCTCCCCGACCGGGAGCAACGGGCGACCCTCCTCGACCTGATCGAGCTACCGTTCGACCCCGAAATGCTCGAACGGGACCGGGCAGGGATCTTCGACGGCCGAACCGAGGTCAACCGCCAACTCCGGGCCCTCGAAGCCCAACTCGCCGCGATGCCCGACCCACCGGAGGATCTCCCCGACGAGGAGATCTCCTCCGCCGCGGTCCTCGCGGACTACCAAGCAGCGCAGGAACAGGTCCGGAAGAACGACCGGGACCGCGCGGCGGTCTCCGAAGCGCAACGACGAGCCGACGAATCGAAGGCAGCGGTCCAGCTCCTCGAACAACAGGTCGAGGACGCCCGGAAACGAGCGAAGAAGTACGCGGTCGCGGCCGACGACCTCTCAGAGCAGGTCTCGACTCTCGAAGACCCCTCTCTCGATGGGTTCGAGGAACGCCTAGCCTCCCTGGAGGCCACGAACCAGGCTGTGCGTGCCGCTCACGCCCGTTCGAGGGTCCTGGCGGAGGTTTCCGAGGTTCGGGGCTCCTCGGAGGCTCTCACAGCGAAACTCGACGCGATCGAGAAACAGAAACGCGACGCGATCGAAGCCGCGAAAATGCCGATCGACGGGCTTGCCTTCGACGCCGAAGGGGTCCTGTACCAGGGGGTGCCGTTCAAACAGTCATCCGCGGCGGAACAGCTCCGGGTCTCGCTCGCGATGGCGATGTCCCTCAACCCATCCATCCGGGTCATCCGGATCACCGACGGCTCGCTCCTCGACTCGGAGAACATGGCGTTAATCGAGGAGATGGCAACCGACAACGACTACCAGGTCTGGATCGAAAGAGTCGATGAGACCGGGAAGATCGGGATCACGATCGAGGACGGAGCGGTAGTCGAAGCCGAGCCGGTCGACCCGATCCGAGGTCCGATGGTGGTCCCCGACCCTAAGGGCGGTCCTGGCGCGGTGGTTGACCGATGACACTCGCTCGCGTCATGCGACCGGAGCTTGCGGATTTCGGTAAGGAGCTGATGAGCGCAGGGTTCCGGGTGTACGTGTTCCGCTCGGACCAGGACCGAGTAGCCAAAGGAGGGCGCGAGGGATGCGCCACCACCCTCGGTTTCTCCCGGCAGGTCGAAGGTCGAGAGTGCTTCGGGTCGGTGAGCTTCGGCCTTTCCGGGTTCCAATTCTCGATGCCGATCAAGCCGTCGACCAAACACGGGTCGGCCATGTTCATATCCAAAGCGGACCGCGCTCCCGAGTTCGACGATCTGACGCTCACCAACGCGGAACTCTACGCATCCCCGACCGGGTACAACCCGCTGGTCGGCACCCACGAAAACCACCCGGATTGGGTGTTGGATATCTACGTGGAGGTCGTGGCATGAACGACGCGCCGATGGCGATGTGCCCTCGCTGCCGCGAGGTTCTCGTCTCCACCTTCGAACGGCCCCACAAGGAGTTCCTCTGCCTCGGGTGCGGTGAGTGGTGGGAGTTCCTCCAACCCCTCCCAGCGGATCCGACCCCGGAGCGTCTCGAACGCGCTGAGGAACTCGACGCCCTGTTCCGCTCCGGTGTCCGCAAACTCGACGAACCGATGATGGACTGGACCGAGGGATGACCCCGGCCGCTGTGGCGTCTGGGGAGGCGACGTGACTGACCCGACCCCCGCCCCGTGTGTAGCCGCCTACCTCGAACCCTGCCCGCACGTCACGTCAGGACGAGAGCAGGACTGCCCGCCGTCAGGTGCGTACCGAGCCGATGGCCTTGCCCCGTGTCTTGGGTGTGCTGGTGGCGCACAACGGCGTGTCGTCCACCCTGAGATACCCGCCATCCCCCAAACCGACCACGACGACGAAGTCGAGAAGGCCAAACGGTTCTGGGGCGAACAGACCAGGGCGGGCCACGACGAGATTGTGCGGGACCTTGAAACGGCTCTGGCAGCGTCCCAAGCCGAACACGACGGGCCGACCCCCGGGCAAATCAGCGAACAACGAGAGAAGGGCTGGCCCGACTTCCACCCCGAGGATTACTGCCACGAATGCGCCGCGCCGAACCCTGGATGGTTCACCCCCGACTGGCTGGAAGCATTCCCCGGCCACGGCGGCATAGTTTGCCCGAGATGCTTTGCCCTTAGAGCCGACCCCGACAAACTCTCGACGTGGATACTGACCCGATACACCCGACACGACGAGGACTCACAGGACCGGCTCGCCGCCTTCCTCCGGCACTGCTCGGGGCTTGAACCCGACTCCGAAAACGACCGGCTCGCGACCTGCATCCTCGACGCCGGATACCGGCACTGGTCCGACGAGGGGTTGGACGCGTCCATCCCGGTCGCTGACGTGCTCGCCATCATCGACGCCGAACGGGAACGACTCCGAGCTAACACCGGGCTTTCGACCGCACACCGCACGACCGCAATGGCCGAGTGTGACGCCATCCGTGCGGCTGTTGAGGCTGCGGCAACCGAAACGAGGACAACGTGATTGACTCCGCGACATGGGACCGCTTGGCGGCGTTGGAAGATGGGTGGGACAGCTATGGCGCTGCACCTATCGACCCGAGAGCCATCGAAGCGATGCGCTCCATCCGCTCGGCCCTCCACGTCTCGCCGTGCATCGACGGCGGGTTGAACCTCCAAGCGCACGCCGCTGGACTCGACATCGAAATTGAGTTGAACCCTGACGGCACTCTCGAATCGGTATTCGTCTGCCGTGTGGCGGCAACCGAAACGAGGCAACCATGAGCGACGCCACCGAATGCCGCACCTGCCGCGGCGGCAACTTTTTCACGACTCTGTGGTACGGCCGGGGAATCGTAAGGGTGATGCTCGGTGGCGAGGAAGGGATGACGTGTCCAACGTGTGGGAGCGCCGGACGCGATGAGGGGACCGACCGAAGCCAGTCCCCTCATCAAACGCCGAAGCGGCGCACTGTCACCGATCTAGACGAGGCCAGCATAGCCGTCGCTGATGTGTACGCCATCATCGACGCCGAGAAAGCGAAATGGATGCGCTGCGAGCACGACGAAGTGGCCGACCTTCTCGACGCCATCCGTGCCGCCATCGAGAAGGCCACCGAAATGAGGAATCAATGAAAGCTGACCGCCCGGACGCCCCCTCCTCGTTCGTTGAGGACGTGGCAGCGGCGTTGCGTCCCACTTCTGGCCGACCCCGCGAGTACGACAGCCGGGTCACCACTCAGATCCGGATGGACCCCGACCTCCACGAGGCGTTGAAACTCGCAGCGGAGGAGCGAGGGCTCTCGACGAACAACCTTGTGTGCCGGCTCCTCCGGGAATCCCTCCCACGCTTGGTGCCCGTCCACGAGTTGCTGATCACAAGGGACAGACCGTGACCACAGACAACGCGCTCCGGATCCTGGCAGCCGGCGTAATTACGCTAAGTGCGCTCCTCTCCGCCGCGATCGTCTCCCGAGGAGCCGAGATCGACCGCAACCAAGCCTGTGTCGCCGCCCTCAACGACCACAAAGACACCCTCCGGGTCATGGCCCAAGCCCTCGGGCAACACCCCGACCAAACCCCGTCCCGCCCGATCGGTGAGATCACAGCCGCGCTGAAACAACACGACGAGCAGTGCCGAGGATGACCGACCCAGCGATCCTCCTCCAGATGTACTCCGCCCCAGGGCTCCACGTCACCGACGAGAACACCCGATGGATACCCGTCAAGGAAGCGGCCCTCATCGCGGAGAACCTCATCAACCGAGCCCTCAACGATTACCGTGCCAACCAACCCACAGCAAAGGACAACCGAATGCCAGCAGAAACCGTCATCACAATCACGTTCGACTCCACGAACGGCGACCTCGTTCCCGTCACCAACGCGATCACCGCGGCAGCCCCACCCATGCTCTCCGTCCTCGAAGCCATCAACGCCACCCCCGGTGTCGAAGGCCAAGCCCACATCACCATCACCTCCTACTTCGGGACCCTCCCACCCCAATAACCAACAAGAACAACCCACACCGAGAGCCCCGAGGGCCACCCGCCACCCTCGGGGCTCTCCGCGCTACCCTGTCGGGATGCCCGACGCCCCACACCGACCCTCCCTCCTCACCCCAGAAATGGAACGGGTCTGCCTCGAAGCCCTACTCGCCGTCCCCGTCAAACGCTACGCAGCCGAACACGCAGGCATCAGCCCCCGCACCTGGCACTCCTGGGAACACCAAGGCGAAACCCAACTCCTCGAACGAGCCACCACCCTCAAAGTCGAACCCGAAACAATCTCCCTCGACACCGTCCCCTTCCACGAAGCCCCACACCTTCACTTTCTGCTTAGCGTAAGAAAAGCGAGGTCGGATTATCTGACGG